ATGACGCAGTTTACATTGCAAAATATGGATGGGCTGCTAAAACTAAAAAGATTAATACATGGACTGCTACTGGTGCTCAATTTGCTCAACCATATGTATTTAAAACATTATTCAGTAAAGAACCTATTATGTTTGAAGATATGTGTGAAACTAAATCTGTAACATCGGCGTTATATTTAGATATGAATGAAGATTTAGAAGATGTATCTAGATATGAAAAGGAATTAGATCTATGGATTAGAAAAAATACAGATTCATTAGGATTATTACCAAATGTTAATGATGATAAACTAGTAGAACTTAGGGTATTAATAAATAGAGGTCATAACTATCATTTTGTTGGTAAAGTTGGTTCTTTCTGTCCAATTAAACCTGGAAAAGGTGGAGGTGAATTATTAAGAGAAAAAGATGGTAAATTTTATGCTGCTACTGGAAGTAAAGGATATAGATGGCTCGAGTCAGAAATGGTTAAAACATTAAATAAACAGGATGATATAGAAAGAGCATACTATAATGAATTAGTTGACAGAGCTATAAATGATATATCTAAATATGGTGATTTCGAAATGTTTGTTAGCGATGATAAACCAATTAACAGTAGAATGTCAGCATTAATAGATGGATATATGGACCGCCGTTGTAATGGGAATTGTTTTAATTGTGAATATTTTATTGATAATAAACTATCAGGTCCAAATGAATGTAAACTAGGGCACGATTGTGCTCCATTTTAGAGGAGGATATTAATAATGGTAAAAAATAATATTGTTATTGAAAATGCAAAAATAGGGTTTCGTAATTTTAGTGGAAAAGAAGGAAAGTATAATCCGGCAGGAAGAAAAAACTTTTGTGTGTTCATAGATAGTGACCTTGGTCAAACATTAGAAAATGATGGTTGGAATGTGAGGTGGCTAGAACCGAAAGATAGTAATGAAGAAAAGCAAGCATACTTACAAGTAACAGTTAGCTTCGGTAATATTCCACCAAAAATAGTAATAATATCCAGTAAAGGTAAAACTGTACTTGATGAAGAATCAATATCGATTCTTGATTGGGCAGAAATAAAAGAAGTCGATTTAATAATAAGACCATATAATTGGACTCTTCATGAAGGAACACGAAATGAAAAAAGTGGAGTTAAAGCATATATTAAATCAATGTATGTTACCATTCATGAAGACAAATTTGAATCTAAATATTATGACGTGCCTGATAGTGCCGTCGATTCAATAGGTGGATGTGGAAATTGTGACCAATGTGATGGTCATTGTGAACATGATAAATAATGGCTATAGAACTATATAACTATCAGAAAGAAGCAGTAAATAAACTGAAGTCTGGCTCCATCCTTTGTGGTGGAGTGGGCTCAGGTAAATCTAGAACTTCTTTAGCTTATTATTTCATAAAAGAATGTCAGGGTGAAATAAAAATTAATGGTAAAGGTGAGTTCGGTGAAATGAAAAAACCAAAAGACCTTTACATTATCACCACTGCAAAAAAGAGAGATAGTTTAGAATGGGAACAAGAATGTGCTCCATTTATGATATCAACAAAATCACAATTAAGTATTAGTGGTGTGAAAGTTGTAGTCGATTCATGGAATAACATTACAAAATACAAAAATATAAAAAACTCATTCTTTATTTTTGATGAGCAAAGATTAGTTGGTTCAGGCGCATGGGTTAAAACTTTTCTAAAAATAGTAAAAGTAAATAGATGGATTCTTTTAAGTGCTACGCCAGGTGATACATGGGGTGATTATATTCCCGTATTCGTCGCAAATAATTTTTATAAAAATCGTACTGAATTTCTTAGGCGCCATGCAGTATATAATAGATTCACTAAATACCCAAAAGTTGAAAAATATATTGAAGTTTCACATTTATGTAAACTTAGAGATAGTATCATTGTGACTATGCATTACGAAAGACCAACTATTTCACATAATGAAATAATAAATGTTAAATATGATAAAGAACTACTCGATAAAGTGTATATTAAACGTTGGAATATCTTTAAAAATAAACCAATTAATTCTATCGGTGAATTAGGATATCTTATGAGGAAAGTTGTTAATAGTGACAGTTCTAGACTTGAAGCTATAAAAGACATATTACAAAAACATCGAAAGATTATAATATTTTATAACTTCGATTATGAATTAGAAATGCTAAAAATATTAGGTGAATCATTAAATACTAAAACACATGAATGGAATGGACATATACACCAGACAGTACCAGACGACAATACTTGGTTATATTTAGTTCAATATACTGCAGGAGCTGAAGGTTGGAATTGCATAACAACTAATGCTATAATTTTCTATTCTCAGAATTATTCTTATAAAATAATGGTTCAATCCGCCGGAAGAATAGATAGACTCAATACTCCATTTAAAGAATTATATTATTATCATCTTATATCTAATTCTGTTATAGATTTAGCTATATCAAAAAGTTTAAAGAATAAGAAAAATTTCAATATGATAAAATTTATTAAGGAGTGATGAGATGGATCAATTAGAATTTGTAAAACTCTCTATTGGTGATAAAGTTCTTACTGTGTGCAAAGGAAATATAGTTGAAATGAAAATAAATTCTATTATGGATAATGGTCGTCGAAAGAAATGTGTAATTCTTAACAATCCCGATAAAGAGCATCAGATTCTTCGTCATATGTATAGTATTTATCCACTTCCAATAATTAAAGCGTTTATTAAGGAGTGATGGAAATGTCAGGGATAGGTAAAAATCATAAGATATGGAATAAGGAATTGGATGAGAAATTGTTAAAAGAAATATCTTCTGGAAAAAATTCAATTAGTTTACAAATTGCGATGGGTGTAAGTCAGTACACAATTGGAAAAAGATTAAAACAAATGGGATTTGATGGACTAAGAGATGCTAGACAAGTAATGAATGGTTAAATAATATGCTCGCGTGAAAATCGTATGCTATAATAGAAGAGATAGGATACGCCTGTCTTATAATTTTTTAAAAAGGAGGTCGCTCGATGTTAGAAAGTAAATTTCAAGCCAATCTTATTAAAGAACTTAAAGAAATATTTGAAGGTTGTGTCATTTTAAAAAACGATGCGAATTATATTCAAGGCTTTCCTGATTTATTAATTTTATTTAATAATACTTGGGCGGCCTTAGAATGTAAACAGAATGCATATTCTACATATCAACCAAATCAAGAATATTATTTAGATTTACTTGATGAAATGTCATTTGCTAGTGTCATATATCCTGAAAATAAGGAGGAAATAATAAATGAACTTCAAAAAGCATTTCGAGTTAGAAGGATTGCATGCGTTTCTAAGCGCTAGTAAATATCATTGGGTTAACTATGATGAAGAAAAATTAGAAACATCCTTCAATAAATATCGAGCAGCTCAATTAGGAACTAGAAAACATGAGTTAGCTTCCGAATTAATAAAGTTAGGAATTAAATTACCTAAAAGTAAAATTACATTAAATATGTATGTTAATGATGCCATAGGTTTTAAAATGCAAACAGAACAACCATTATATTATTCTGAAAATTGTTTCGGAACAGCCGATGCTATTTCTTTTAAGCAAAATCTCCTACGAATTCATGATTTAAAAACTGGAGAGAGTCCGACTTCGATGCGACAATTAGAAATATATACTGCTCTATTCTGTTTAGAATATGACATAGATCCAAACTCGATTAAAATAGAGCTAAGAATATACCAACTAGATGATGTTGAAATATATAATCCTAATGTCGAAGATATATTATATATAATGAATAAGATAATAGTATTTGATAGACAAATAGATAAAATGAAGATGGGGGAATAATCATGGCTAATAACATTATACTCCACTATGGAACTCCTCGTCACTCTGGTAGATATCCATGGGGGTCGGGCGATAGTCCAGAACAAAGAAATAAAAGTTTTTTAGGCTATGTTGATGATTTAAGAAAAAAAGGTATTAGTGAAGTTGAAATAGCAAAAGGTATGGGTATGACAACATCTCAACTTAGAAATAAAAAATCTATAGCTAAAGCTGAACAAAGAAAAGCTGATTTAGCAGAAGCTCTTAGACTGAAAGATAAAGGATATTCAAATGTTGCTATTGGTGAAAGAATGGGAATTAATGAATCATCAGTAAGGGCGTTATTAGATCCTGCTCTTAAAGAACGTTCTGAAATAACTGATACGATTGCTAATATGTTAAAAGAAAATGTTGAAAAAAAAGGTTATATTGATGTTGGTATTGGTGTAGAAAGACATATTGGAATACCTAGAAATAAATTAAAAACATCGATAGCCATGTTGGAGGAAGAAGGATATTTAGTAACATATACTCAAGTGGAACAATTAGGAACAGGGAAAAATACAACAGTAATGGTGTTATCTAAACCGAAAACAAAAGAAGCAACTGAAGTTATAAAACTATTTAATAAAAAAATGTCCGAATCTGATATATCTAAAGAATTAGGAATAAGTGAGGATGATGTAAAATCTTTAATAAAAGATTCCTTTTCTGATGTATATAAAAATAAAAATAATGTTAAACTTATAACTGACTACTCAGAAGATGGTGGAAGGTCTGTTTTGGGTTTAGAACCAATAAGAAGTGTTGATTCTAAAAGAGTTATGATTAGATATGCCGACGATGGTGGAGTCGATAAAGATGGAGTTGTTGAATTAAGAAGAGGTGTTGATGATATATCTTTAGGTAACGCTAAATATGCACAAGTTCGTATAGGCGTTGATGACCGTCATTATATGAAAGGTATGGCCATATATGCGGATAACATGCCTGATGGAGTTGACATGATATATAATACAAATAAGAAATTAGGAACAGATAAAAGTAAAGTATTTAAAACTATGGCTGCAGATATGACTGATCCTAAAGTTAAATCGATTCTAGAATTAAATATATCCAAAGATGAAAAAGATGATTTGATTAAAAAAGGAGTAAGTGATGGTTCTATAAAACCAGATCCTGATAATCCATTCGGAGCTAGTGTCAGGCAAAAACATTATATAGATTCTAATGGTGATAAAAAACTATCATCATTAAATATAGTAAACGAAGAAGGAGATTGGGGTAAATGGTCTAAAACATTATCTTCACAGATGCTTTCCAAACAAACTCCAGCACTAGCTAAAAAACAGTTAGGGTTAGCATTTGATATTAAGAAAGAAGAATTTGATGAGATAATGTCCTTAACTAATCCAGCTGTTAAAAAAAGATTACTTGATTCCTTCGCTGATGATTGCGATTCATCATCAGTTCATCTAAAAGCAGCTGCCCTTCCACGACAAGCAGCACATGTATTGCTTCCAATTGTAGATATCAAAAAAAATGAAGTATACGCACCAAATTATAGAAATGGTGAAACTGTAGTTTTGATTAGATATCCACATGGAGGTATATTTGAAATACCTCAACTTACTGTAAATAATAAAAATAAAACTGGAAATAATCTATTTAAAAATGCTAAAGATGCAATCGGAATACATCCTAAAACTTTTCAAACATTATCAGGTGCCGATGCTGACGGCGATACAGTATTAGTAATTCCTAATCCAAAAGGAGAAATAAAAGTATCATCTCCATTAAAGGGTCTTGCTAATTTTGATCCTAAAATTTCGTACCCAGCATATGAAGGTATGACTAAAATAAGTCCTAGAACTAAGCAAATGAAAATGGGGGATGTATCTAATCTTATAACCGACATGACCATAAAAGGAGCAAACGATGATGAAATAGCCGCAGCTGTTAGACATTCAATGGTGGTTATCGATTCTGAAAAACACAATCTTAATTATAAGCAGTCCTATATAGACAATGGGATTGCTGAATTAAAGAAAAGATATCAAGGTAGTGAACGAAGTGGATCTTCTACATTAATATCAAAAGCGTCTTCTGATGAAAGAGTTGGCGTAAGAAAAGAAACAATAGATCCAAAGACAGGTAAAAAAATATACACATATACAAATGAAACATATATCGATGCGAAAGGAAAAGAACAACCCCGTACTATATCGTCAACTAAAATGGCTGAGGCACAAGATGCCTTTGAATTATCATCTGGTACCCCTATGGAAACAGTGTATGCTCAACATGCTAATAAATTAAAAAGTCTAGCTAATGAAGCTAGAAAAGCATCTATTACTACACAGTATGTACCCTATTCACCTTCAGCTAAACAAGTATACGAATCAGAAGTTAATTCGTTAAAAGCCAGTTTGAACATAGCTTTAAAGAATGCGCCTTTAGAAAGACAAGCGCAAATTATAGGTAATACTATAGTATCAATGAAAAAATCAGCTAATCCTAATATGACTAAAGAAGATTTAAAAAAGATAAGAGGTCAAGCTATGGCAGAAGCTCGTACTAGAGTTGATGCTAAAAAAACATTAGTGACTATCTCTGATAAAGAATGGGAAGCTATACAAGCTGGAGCTGTTAGTACCAACATTCTAACACAAATACTTAGTAACACTGACCTTGATAAAGTTAAACAATTAGCTACACCTAGAACTAATAAAGGTGTTAGTGATGGTAAACAACAAAAAGCTAAAATGATGGTTGAAGCTGGGTATACGCAAGCTGAGATTGCAGATGCTTTAGGTGTATCTACAAGTACTATAGCTAAAATATTTGAAAGGAGTTGAGTTTAATGAAACAATCAATGCTGACAACTATTGACAATCCATTTAATCCATTCATTCAATTCGATGAATGGTATGCGTATGATACAAATAAAGGATATAATACTTGTTCGTATCTTGCCAGGATAACTAAGACATCTGATGAGTTAAGTCAAGAAGACGAAGAACTTGCTATTGAGTTGGCTATTGATGAAATAGTTAAATTCAATATTATTGGAATCTACAGAAAAGTATCTAAAGATTAATTTTATAATTGTTTATGGTATAGGGGGAGGGTCTCGCAGAAAAGACCCCCCATCTCTATCGCGTGCCTCCTAAAAAATTCTCCGGAGGTCATTTTTCTGAGTGCTTTTACATATGGTGCCGGGTCTTTACTTCCAAACAGGTTGTGGTGATCCTGTTCTCCTTTCAAGTTTATCTATAAAGACCCGACTCCATATGTAAAAGCACTCAAAAACTATACGAAAAGGGGTGATAATATGTCCTTATCAAAGATGAAAATATTTAAAAGTCTATTAATACTTAATTTGATTTTTATGCTAATTAATTTTCAGGAGGTTAAAGTCATGTCAACTGATAATAATACTATCGAATACATACAAATAGTAGACAATGAAAATATAATTGTAGAGGAGATAGTAATCCCTGAGGTGGTTCAACCTAAAATTGAAATCCCTGAAGCGACTCAACCTAAAATTGAAATCGTTAAAGACCCATATGAAGAAATCAATTCATATGTTGACGATATTTGCACACGCTATTCTAATGTGGGACAAGCTCTAGTTAAAAGTGTAATCTTTCATGAATCCACATATAATCCAAATACAACAAATGGAGATTGTGTTGGATTAATGCAAATAAGTATGCGATGGCATAAAGACAGAGCGTCTAAATTAGGAGTTACAAATTTTTATGACCCATATGGAAATATATTATTAGGTGTCGACTATTTATCCGAATTAATGAATCAGTATAAAGATATAAAATTAGTTCTCATGTTATATAATATGAATCATGACTCAGCATTCAAATTATATCGTGAAGGCAATATAAGTTATTACGCAAAATCAGTTCTATCTAAAGCGGAACAATTTTAGAAAGGAGAAAATGATGTCAACTAGTAAGAAAGAAGAATCTCCAAAAAGACGTCGTCCTCCAGCTTTAACTCCTGAAGCACGTGAAAATCAATTAATAACTCTTGCTGTCGATTTGGCTGAAAAACAACTTTCTGAAGGAACAGCATCTTCTCAAGTACTAGCACATTATTTAAAATTGGCGTCTACTAGAGAAAGAAAAGAAATAGAAAAACTCGAACAGGAAAATAAACTTCTAAAAGCCAAAACCGAAGCAATTGCTTCACAGAAGCGAGTCGAAGAATTATATAAGAATGCTCTAAATGCCATGAAATCTTATAGTGGTAAAGGAGATTCCAATGATGAAGATTAGAACTTATACTGAATTAATAAAATTTAAAACTTTCGAAGAACGATATAATTATCTGCGTTTAGGTGGAACTGTTGGAGAAAGTACTTTTGGATTTGATAGATATTTAAATCAATTATTATATAATTCTAGAAAATGGAAGAAAATAAGAGACGATATTATTATACGTGATAATGCTTGTGATCTTGGACTTATAGATTTTGAAATTTATGGTAGTATATTCGTTCATCATATGAATCCAATAACTATAGAAGATATAGAAAATGAAAGTCCAATAGTTTTTAATCATGAATTTTTAATAAGCAGTTCTGATAATACTCATAAGGCTATACATTTTAGTAATGAATCGCTATTATTCAAAATGCCTGTAGAACGAAAACCTAATGATACTTGTCCATGGAGGTGATAATATGAAAGAATATAATAAGATGCATACACGAAATAAACCAACAATTAGTATTATGGATGAACAAATTACGACCACTGCTGACAAAATTAATCCACCTAAAATATTATCAAAGGCAATAGTTGTTGCCACAAAATTAAATATAAGAAAATCTCAAGATAAAAATTCTGAAGTTTTAGGTGTTTTAAATAAAGATACTATAATAGAATTACATTCGAATCAAAATGTAGATTCCGAATGGGCGTATATTCATACAAATAATATAAGTGGTTATGTTATGAGAATCTATATAAAGGAGGTGACAGAACTTGACCTTCATGAATAGTATACTTATATCAACCAAAAAATTATTAGGGTATGAACAAGATTTCACACAATTTGATCCAGATATAATATTATTTATAAATTCAGTTATGTTATCTTTAAATCAACTAGGAGTAGGTCCATCAGATGGTTTTGAAATAACAGGTGAAGAAGAAACATGGACAGATTTATTTGGTGATAGAAAAGATTTATCAGCTGTAAAAACATACGTATATCTAAAAGTTCGTTTATTATTTGACCCCCCAACAAATGAATCTCTAATAAAATCGATAGAAAGACAAATAATCGAAGCAGAATGGAGAATTAATGCACAGAGTACACAAACAGTGGAAGGAGGTGTATAAATTGAATGACAATGAATTTTTAGAACATGTTGGAATTTTAGGAATGAAATGGGGACGTAAAAAAGTTAGAACCAGTGATGATCATAATAAAAAAGTTAGTTTAAAAGGTAAAAAAATAAATGAGATGACCAATGCTGAATTAAAATCATTTAATGAACGATTACAGTTAGAACGACAGTATAAACAATTAACTCAATCAGAAATTAATCCTGGGAAAAAATTTGTTAATGATTTGTTAACCAGCACTGCGAAACAAGTAGCGGCTAACTACATTACAAAATATGCTACTAAAGAATTAGATCAGCTTTTTAAAGTAGTCAAATGAGGGATATAATATGGCATTATCAAATACAGCAGTACCTAAATATTATGGAGAGTTTCGCGATGCAGTTATAAGAGGAGATATACCAGTTTGTAAAGAAGTATCCATGGAGATGAATCGTATAGACGATTTAATAGCCAATCCTGGTATATATTATGATGATGAAGTTGTTGAAGGCTTTATAAAATATTGTGAGAGCGAATTAACTCTTACCGATGGCTCAGATTTAACACTACTTGACACCTTTAAACTTTGGTCTGAACAAATATTTGGTTGGTACTATTATGTGGAACGTAGTGTATATGAACCATCTCCAAATAATCATGGAGGAAGATACGTACGTAAAAGAATTAAAAAACGTCTAATAACAAAACAATACTTAATTGTCGGAAGAGGCGCTGCTAAGTCGCTATATTTATCTTTTATACAATCGTATTTTCAAAACGTGGATACAAGTACTACTTTTCAATTAACAACTGCTCCAACAATGAAACAAGCCAATGAAGTTATAGCCCCAATCACGACTGCCATAACTAGAGCTAGAGGTCCATTATTTCAATTTTTAACGGAAGGTTCACTACAAAATACAACTGGCTCGTTAATGAATCGTGTTAAATTAGCTAAAACAAAAAAAGGAATTGTCAACTTCTTAACTAATTCTGTAATAGAAGTGTTACCAATGACGATTGATAAATTACAAGGATATAGACCAAAAGTATCCACTGTTGACGAATGGTTATCTGGAGATGTTCGAGAAGATGTGATAGGTGCAATAGAGCAAGGCGCTTCTAAATTAGATGATTATCTAATAATAGCAGTAAGTTCCGAAGGAACAGTTAGAAATGGTAGCGGCGATACAATTAAAATGGAATTGATGGATATTTTAAAAGGTGAATACATAAATCCACATGTTTCTATTTGGTGGTATAAACTAGATGATATTAAAGAAATAGCTGACCCTTCCACATGGCCTAAAGCCCAACCAAATATTGATAAAACTGTTTCATATGAAGTATATCAATTAGATGTTGAAAGAGCTGAAAAAGCTCCAGCTACTAGAAACGACATTTTAGCAAAACGTTTTGGTCTTCCAATGGAAGGATACACTTATTTCTTTACGTACGAAGAAACTCAAGCCCATCGAAAAAGAAAATTCTGGTCTATGTCATGTTCACTTGGGATGGACGCATCACAGGGTGATGATTTCTGGGCATTTACTTTTTTATTTCCATTGAGTAATGGCTCATTTGGGGTTAAAGCTAGATGTTATATTACAGAATTAACCTTAAAGAAATTACCGGGAGCAATGCGTTCTAAATATGAGAATTTTATAAATGAAGGTAGTCTAATAGTGTTACCGGGAACAGTTTTAGATAGCAATGAGGTGTATGATGATTTAGACAACTTCATATTAAACGAACAATATGATGTAATGAGTTTTGGGTTTGATCCATACAACGCAAAAGAGTTCGTTGATCGTTGGGTGAGTGAGAATGGTCCATATGGAGTAGATAAAGTAATACAAGGAGCTAAAACAGAATCAGTTCCATTAGGTGAAATCAAAACACTAGCCGAAGAAAGAATGCTTATATTTTATGAAGAACTTATGTCATTTTGTATGGGTAATTCTATAACATTAGAAGATACTAATGGAAACAGAAAACTGTATAAAGGCCGCCGTGATAGAAAAATAGATAGTGTATCAGCATTGATGGATGCGTATGTAGCTTATAAATTGAATAAAGATTCTTTTGAATAGGGGTGATCATAATTAACAATAATGAATATTTTATAGCTCATGTCGGTGTTAAAGGTATGAAATGGGGTGTTCGTAAAAAAGAACATTCCTCCGACGAAATTATGATTAAAAAAGGATCTGAAATTCATCGTGTCATACCAAAATCTTGGCTTGAAAAAGAAAAAACATATTCTGGTCATGCTTATGCTTCATTTAAACCAGAGGATGTTAAACAATATAAAAACTTCGCTAAAATGTTTGGTGGTGGAAATAATTATGTTGATATGACGTTTAAGGCTAAACATAATATTATCTCCCCATCTGAAAAAAAGAGAGTTGATGAGTTTATAAAATTAATGGATTCCAATCCAAAAGCAAGAGATGCTATGATTAAGGCCACGAGAAATCCAATATTATTCATGCCAAAAAATAGACTTAATAAACTCGATGATCCAGCACAAGCACAAAAAGCTTATAACAAATTTTCATATTTGTTGGTGTCTCAACGAGATTTAAGAGATCCGTACTTTAAGCAGTTAGAAAAACAGGGATATTCTATGATTATGGATGATGCTGATATTAATGGCGGATTATCATCTGCTCCAGTTATTATATTTGATCGAAGGAAATCTCTTTCTATCAAAGAAATACAAGATATTAATAAACAATAAAAAGGAGTGAAAAAGTGGATATACGTTTTAAAGATAGATTACAACACGCATGGAACGCATTCCTAAACAAAGATCCAACACCTTATAAGGATCGAGGAATGGGATATTCGTATCGACCAGATCGACCTAGATTAACTCGTGGTAATGATCGATCTATAATAACACCCATATATAACCGAATAGCTATGGATGTATCAGCCATATCGATAAAACATGTTCGATTAGATGATAACGATAGTTTTATATCGACAATTGATTCAGGTTTAAATAATTGTTTAAACTTAGAATCCAATATAGATCAAACTGGGAGATCATTTATACAAGATGTAGTTATATCTATGTTAGATGAAGGTTGTGTAGCTATAGTCCCAGTTGAAACATCCCTTGATCCGAAAGTAGTAGGTTCTTTTGATATTTTGAATATGAGAACAGGCAAGATAGTAGCTTGGTATCCTGAATATGTTAAAGTTAGAGTTTATAATGAACGAACAGGAATACAAGAAGATATTGACTTACCAAAGAAAATGGTTGGAATTATAGAAAATCCTTTATATTTAGTTATTAATGAACCAAATTCCACAATGCAAAGATTAATTTCAAAGCTAAACTTATTGGATAGCATTGATCAACAAAGTGGATCTGGTAAATTGGACATGATAATTCAACTACCTTATGTTATAAAAACCGAGGCTAAAAAACTACAAGCTGAACAACGTAGAAAAGACATAGAAGATCAATTGGCTGGTTCTAGATATGGAATTGCATATACCGATGGTACTGAAAAAGTTACACAGTTGAATCGTCCAGTGGAAAATAATCTAATGGGTCAAATACAGTTTCTAACGAGTATGCTATATAGCCAGTTAGGAATCACACAAAGTATATTAGATGGAACTGCTGATGAGAAGACAATGCTTAATTACTATACTCGGTCCGTAGAACCTTTTGTTTCAGCCATAGTTGATGAGATGAAAAGAAAATTCCTAACTAAAACTGCTAGAACACAAAAGCAGTCTATAGAATATTTTAAAGATCCATTTAAATTGGTACCAGTCAGCGAATTAGCAGAAATAGCCGATAAATTAACAAGAAATGAAATTCTTACTTCCAATGAGTTTAGAGGAGTTATTGGTTATAGTCCATCAAAAGATCCACGTGCTGATGAATTAAGAAACAAGAATTTAAATCCGACAAATGCTAAGACTTCGGAGAATACTCCGACCGAGCCTGATGAAAAATCGAAGGGAGATAATCAAAATGACAAAAAAGAAATTTGATTTTAGTGGCTATGCTACTAAAGCAGACCTTAAATGCTCTGATGGAAGAATAATCCGTAAAGATGCATTTAAACACAATGACGGACAAACTGTCCCATTGGTATGGCAACATATACACAATGACCCTGCAAATATTCTTGGACATGCTCTTCTGGAAAATAGACCAGATGGAGTATATGCATATTGTACTTTTAATAATACAGATGCAGGAAAGAATGCTAAAGAATTAGTTGAACATGGAGATATCAATAGATTATCCATTTTCGCAAATCAATTGCAGCAAAAAGTTAATGATGTAATCCATGGAGATATTAAGGAGGTGAGTTTGGTATTAGCCGGAGCTAATCCTGGAGCGTTTATCGATAATCTAAGTTTCAAGCATGGTGATGGTACTTATACTACTGATGATACTGAGGCTATCATATATACAGATGAAGATATTTCTTTAACTGATATAGAACATGCAGATAAAAATGATAATGACAAAACAATGAAAGATGTATTCGATACTATGAATGAAGAGCAAAAAAATGTATGCTATGCAATGATAGCTCATGCTCTTGGAAGTGAAGAACCAGAAAATCCGGAAGAAGATATCAAAAAGAAAGAAAATCCGGAAGAAACTGACAATAAAAAAGAAAATATAGAGCACTCAAATAAGGGAGGATACAAAATGAAAAAGAATATTTTCGACAAGGAAACAAACTCAAAAGATACTATTAGTCATGCAGATGTAGCTGCGGTCTTTGCAGATGCTAAACGTTATGGAAGTTTAAAGGATAGTGCCTTAGCTCATGGTATAACCAATATTGATTACTTATTCCCGGAAGCAACTGCTATTGATGGAACCCCACAATTTGTAAAGAGAGACACTGGTTGGGTTCAAAAAGTTATGGGAGCTGTTCATCATACTCCTTTCTCTAGAATCAAATCCGTATTAGCCGATATTACTGAAGAAGATGCTAGAGCTAAAGGTTATATAAAAGGTGATGTTAAAAAAGATGAAGTGTTCTCATTATTGAAGAGAACTACATCCCCAACTACTGTGTATAAGAAGCAGAAGTTAGATAGAGATGATGTTATTGATATTACTGATTTCGATGTTGTTGCTTGGTTAAAGTCTGAAATGAGAATGATGCTTGATGAGGAACTTGCTAGGGCTTTCCTTATAGGTGACGGACGTTTATCTTCATCTGATGAAAAGATCAAAGAAGATAGCATAAGACCTATATGGAAAGATGAGGCTCTATATTCAGTTAAAGCTACTTTTGATGTAACTGCGGACTCCACTGCTGATCAAAGAGCAAAAGCATTTATTCGTGCTACAATTAAATCTAGAAAGAACTATAAAGGTTCAGGCGATCCTGTATTATTTATCACTGAAGATATGCTAACAGATTGTTTACTTCTAGAAGATACAACTGGTCGTATTATATATGATTCAGTTACTAAGTTAGCTACAACTCTTAGAGTTAGAGAAATAATAACTGTTGCTGTTATGGAAAATAAGACTAGGGTAGTTGGAAGTGATACATTAACTCTTCATGGAATAGTTGTAAATCTTGACGATTATAATGTTGGTGCAGACAAAGGTGGAGCAGTTAATATGTTTGACGATTTCGATATAGATTATAATGCTCAAAAGTATCTTATTGAAACGCGTGCAAGTGGTGCTTTAACAAAACCATACTCAGCTCTTGTTATAGAATCCAAAGAAGTTGCTGCAGGTTAGTAGTTAGGAGAAAATCAAAATGGCAAGATTTTATGGGACAATAGGCTACTCTAAAACTGTTGAAACATCTCCTGGTGTATGGACTGAAGAAGTAACTGAGCGAAATTATTATGGAGATGTTATTAGATTATCAAGACGTTGGCAAACTGGGGATAACTTAAACGATGATTTGACATTGAACAATGAATTTAGTATTGTAGCCGACCCATTTGCCTATGAAAATTTTTATAGTATGAAATACATAAAATGGATGGGGGCATTGTGGAAAATCACTAAGGTTGATGTTCAACGACCCCGTCTAATTTTATCAATTGGAGGTATATATAATGGCAAAACGACTTGAATTTCATGAACTTTTAAAAAATTTAATCATGCCGAATGCTGTATATTTTCAGCCTCCAGAAAATTTTAAAATCCAATACCCATGTATAATTTATTCTAGGATATCAGATGATGTAAAATATGCTGATGATTCTATTTATAACAAGCGCATTGGTTATCAACTGCAGGTGATTGATAATGATCCAGACAGTCAGATTTTGGAAAAAGTAGAGTCATTGCAAATGTGTAAATTTAATAGACATTATACAAAAGATAATTTAAATTATAATGTCTATACTATATTCTATTAAAGGGAGGAAACATAATGTCAAAATTAATTTGGGACAAAATTGGGGAACGAGTTTATGAGACTGGCGTTAAAATGGGAGTACTATATCCTCAAAATGGGAGTGGTATATACCCATTAGGTATTGCATGGAATGGGTTAACAGCTGTAACCGAAAGTCCGACTGGTGCCGAAAGTTCGCCATTGTATGCTGATGATATCAAATATGTAAATATAAGATCGACTGAAGAATTTGGAGCTACAATAGAGGCCTACACATATCCAGAGGAATTCGCAGATTGCGATGGTAGCGCTGAATTATCAACTGGAGTTAGAATAGGACAACAGTCAAGGAAAACTTTTGGTTTAGCTTACAGAACCGCTATTGGTAATGATGTTGAAAATATAGATTACGGATATAAACTTCATTTAATATATGGTGCAACTGCAGCTCCTTCGGAGAAAGCATATAGCACTATAAATGATTCTCCAGAAGCTATAACTTTCTCATGGGAAATAGAAACAACTCCTGTTGAGGTTACTAATAAGAAACCAACAGCATCAATAACCATAGACTCAACAAAAGTTGATTCTGCTAAATTAGCGGCTCTTGAATTAATTCTCTATGGTAATACTGGTGTTGAACCTCGTTTACCATTGCCTGATGAAATAGCTTCTATATTTGCAACTGCAGCTCCTACGGCTTTAGCTATGTCAACTATAGTTCCAGCTGATGCCGCTACAGCAATTGCCGTTGGTGCTAATATTGTTATAACATTTAATAACAAGATACTTGAAGAATCAATCATAGTATCTTCTGCTGCTGGAGTTATTATACCAGCTTCAAAGACTTGGGATGCCACTGGTAAGATACTTACTATAGATCCGACTGCAAACTTAACTGCAGCTACTACTTATCTCGTAGCTCTCGTTGGCGTTGCTGATATCTATTCACAAACCCTTACCCCTGTAATCAAGAAATTCACAACTGCTTAATTGCCCTCTTAGGGGAGTGCTCTGGAAAACAGGGCCTCCTTATTTTTATTATAGAAAGGAGTTCAAAATGGAAAAATATTTAAGCATAAAAGTGGTAGAAGCTAGACCAATGTCAAGAGGCGAATATCATAAATTTAAAGGATCGACTATTACTAAAAATGAAAATCCAGATGATGAAGGAATGTTGGTTAGATATTCTGATGGATATGTGTCATGGTGTCCGAAATCTAATTTTATTGATTCATGTAAAAGAATTGATGACCTTACATTTGGATTAGCTTTAGAAGCTTTGAAAAAAGGATTCAAAGTTGCTCGAAAAGGATGGAATGGTAAAAATATGTTTGTGGTTTACCAAAAAGCCTATCCTAATGGCATACCTTGCAATGAACAAACTGCTATAGCATGGGGGCTTAATCGAGGGGATTTATTTAGATGTGAACCTTATTTGCAAATAAAAATGGTTAATGGATCACATTCAATGTGGGTTCCGTCTATAAATGACTGTTTAGCTGAAGACTGGATAATTTTAGAATAAACTGTAAATATTGAAAGGAGATAACTAACTATGTTAAGAAAAAAAATTACTTATACGGATTTTGATGGAAATGAAATAACTGAGGATTTTTACTTCAATCTCACAAAGGCTGAAGTAACTAAAATGGAGCTGTCTACGAATGGTGGATTAGGGGTTAGTTTACAAAAAATCGTAGACACAAAAGATTCAAAAAGGATTATAGAAACTTTTGAAGATCTTATTTCTAAATCATATGGCGAAAAATCATTGGATGGTAAAAGATTCATTAAATCTAAAGAACTTAGTGAGGCATTCATGCAAACAGAAGCTTATAGTGAGTTGTTTATGGAACTGGCTACTAAAGCTGATATGGCAGTAGCTTTCGTTAATGGTATTTTACCACAAATGGATAAATAATATAAAAGGAGGTTAGTGAAATGTTAAAAATTGTAATACCATCTATAGAATTATTTGATGAAAAAACCAATGAATTTAAATCAACAAAAGAACATACATTATGTTTGGAACATTCACTAGTCTCCCTTTCAAAATGGGAGTCGAAGTGGCAAAAACCATTTCTTAAAAAAGAAGATAAATCAGTAAAAGAAACAATTGACTATATTAAATGCATGACTATAACTCAAAACATTGACGATGAAGTATATGAATATATAACTAATGATAATATAAATCAAGTTAAAAAATATATCGAACATGAAATGACTGCAACTACGTTTTCAAATCAAAAAAAAACGATTAATAAAGAGACAATAACAGCTGAAATCATTTATTATTGGATGATAGCTTTAAATATACCGTTCGATTGCCAAAAGTGGCATCTTAATAGATTATTAACATTGATTAATGTATGTAATATTAAGAATTCCCCATCCAAACCTATTGGTAAAAAAGAAACTATGAGCAGAAATGCTGCTTTAAACGCTGCACGTAAAAAAGAATTACGTACTAAGGGGTGATTAAATGATATCTATAAGTCAAAAAGGTAATTTTGATAAGACTGATAAATTCTTTAAAAATATTGCTAGCTCCGATTACGTACGTATATTAGATAGATATGGTCAAGAAGGAGTATCAGCATTACGCTCCGCAACACCTATGGACTCCGGAAAGACTGCGAATTCTTGGGGGTATAAAATAAATTTTACTAAAGGGGGGGCATCCATAACATGGACTAACTCTAATATAGTAAATGGAGTTCCTATAGCCATAATTATACAATATGGGCATGTTTCAAGAAATGGAGGGTATGTTTCAGGAAAAGATTATATAAACCCAGCACTCCAACCCATATTTGATAAAATAGCAAATGAATTATGGAGGGAGGTAACAAAACTATGAGCACAGTCGACGAACGTATTGTACAAATGAAATTTGACAATAAACAATTTGAAACTGGAATACAAACAAGTATTAATTCACTTGACGAGTTAAAGAAAGGTTTGAATTTAGAAGGAGCTTCTAGAGGATTATCCGATTTGGAGCGAGCAGGTAGATCATTTTCATTGTCTAATATATCTGAAAGTGTTGAAAAGATAACAACTAAGTTCTCTGCTTTTAGTATTATAGCTATAACAGCATTACAAAATCTAACTAATTCAGTTATAAATACTGGTAAACAGTTAGTGTCCTCGTTAACAATAGATCCTATCAAAATGGGATTTAGAGAGTATGAAACTAAGATGGGAGCTATTCAAACTATCTTAACCAATACTCAGGGTGGTCAAAAAAAGGTTACTCAGGGGGCAATAGCATCCACTAGAGAATCAAATGCCTCCGCAATGGAATCAATGAAAGAGGCTAATGAAGAGTCATTAAAAGATTTAAGAAAAACTAATGAACAAAAATTAAAAGAAGTTCAAAAACTTGCTGATAATGAACTTGATGCGGTCAAAGAGCGTCAAGAAGATGAATCAGATGCATTGAGAAAAACACAAGCTCAAAATCTTAAAGAATATCAAAAGATTGCTGATGAGGAAAGTAAAATTCTTGATAACAAATACGAAGAACAATCTAAAGCTTTAGAAAAATCAATCACTGATGAAAATAAAGCACTCAGTGATGCTCATCAATACAAATTAGATTTATATGAAGAAGAGTATATGAGTAAACTCAAAGCTATAGATGAAGAACGATATAATAAAATAAAAGCCATAGACGATGAGATAAAATCTATTAATGGTTTAACCAAATCCGAAGAGGAAGCATTAGAATTACAAAAACAACAAGCGAAACTCGCTGATTTACAAAATAAAGTCAATTCGGCTACCACTAGCGAAGATAGACTTGCTGCATCTAAAGAGCTTTCAGAGTATCAAGAAAGTCTTCGCCGTAAGCAACTTTTAAAAGAACGTCAGGACCAAATTGATAATCTTAAAACTAGTAAAGATAGTATAAAAGAAGAATATGACCTAAAGAAAGAACAAATAAAAACTGAATATATTCAGAATAAAGACACTGAAAATGAGCTTTATAAACTGTCTTCCGATAAATTAAAAGAAGAGCAAGATGAAAAGAAAGACGCTTTAAAAAATACATATCAAGAAGAAAAAGATCTCTTAAAAGAAAGACAGACATTACAAAAAGATATGCTGAAAGAAGAGCAAGATGAAAAGACTAAAGCTCTAAACAAGACACATCAAGAAGAAGTAGACTTTATTAAAGAGCGTCAAACATTACAAAAAGATATTCTTAAGGAACAACAAGATAATGAAATTGACGCCATTAATAAACGTAATTCAGCAGCTTTGAAGGGTATAGAAGCTCAAAGAAGTGCCCAAGCACAAGTTGCGTCCGATTCCGGAGAATTGACTAAGGGTTCTAATTTAGAAGATGTTACTAAAGCTTTAGATGAACTTAATAAATATTCTGATAAAACCATTTATAACTTTGCAGATATGGCTAAAAATATTGGAACTTTTACAGCCGCTGGAGTAGACTTAGACACATCTGTAACTTCAATTAAAGGTATTGCTAATCTTGCTGCAGGTTCAGGTTCAACCACTCAACAAGCATCGACCGCGATGTATCAGTTATCTCAAGCTTTAGCGGCAGGTTCTGTTAAACTTCAAGATTGGAATTCAGTAGTAAATGCTGGCATGGGCGGTCAATTATTCCAGAGAGCTTTAGAAAAGACAGCTGAGGAATTAGGTCACGGACGTGATATGTCAGTATCATTTAGGGAATCATTAGAAAAAGGTTGGATAACAACTGAAGTACTAACCAAGACTCTATCCAAATTTGCTGAAGACGAATCTTTGATTAAAGCAGCTACTGAAGTTAAAACTTTAACTCAATTACTTGATACAATGAAAGAGTCGGTTCAATCCGGATGGGCTAAAACTTGGGAATACATAATAGGTAATAAGGACGAGGCTACCAAATTATTCACAACAATTAACGATGGCTTTGAGTCAATAGTAGGTTCATCATCGGATGCTAGAAATGAAATGCTTGCTTTTTGGAGTGCTAATGGTGGTCGTACTGCAATAATAGAATCACTTTCAAATGCCTTCATTGGACTACAATCCATATTAAAACCTATAGGCGAAGCATTCAGAGAAGTATTTCCTGCTACAACCGGACAACAACTTGTTGATATATCGAAAGCGATACAAAGTCTTACTTCAAACTTCAAAATAGGGGAAACTACTGCAGATAATCTAAAACGTACTTTTAAAGGTTTATTTGCTATTATTGACATAGGTAAAGAGGCGCTATTTGCAATAGTTGGAGGTATAAGCGATTTAATTGGATATTTACTTCCAGTTGGTGATGGACTTCTTTCCGTAACAGGTTCCGTCGGTGATTTCTTTGTATCAATAGATGAGGCTATAAAGAAGACGGATGCGTTTAATGTTATTATAGAAAAACTAGGAAGTTTCATGAAACCTATAGCCGATGCTGTAAAAGATTCTATTGGAATTATAATATCTACATTTGCGTCGTTTGGTGATGTTGATTTATCAGGTCTTGATTCCTTCTCAGAACGAGTAGATGCTAGATTTAAACCATTTACTAAAATGGGTGAGTTTATACAGAATGTATTCTCAAAAATAGCCGATGTATTAACAGAATTATCACCTATATTTTTAAAATTAGCAGATTTAATTGGCGGAGCTTTTGATAAGTTAAGAACTAATATAATGAACGCCCTCGACAATGCTGAATTTAATTCAATATTTGATATTGTAAATGGAGGATTATTCGCAGGAATATTATTTGGAATAAGGGAATTCGTTAAGTCTTTAGGGAATGTTGCCGATGGCGCTGGTGGATTCTTAAATGGAATAAAAGGAATTCTTGATGGAGTTAAAGGTAGTTTGGAAGCTTATCAATCTTCTTTAAAAGCCGGAACTTTATTAAAAATAGCTAGTGCCATAGCAATATTAGTCGCCGCTCTTGTAGCTTTATCACTCATTGATTCTGATAAATTAACTTTAGCTTTAACTGCTATGACAACAATGTTTGTTGAATTATTTGGCTCAATGGCTGTATTTGAGAAAATAATGGGTAGTTCCGGATTTAAATCCATGGGAAAAATAACAAGAGCTATGATAACTTTATCTGCAGCCATTTTAATATTATCAATAGCTATGAAGAACCTAGCAGAGCTTGATTGGAATGGTATAGCTAAAGGTTTAGTATCAGTAACAGTTCTAAGTGGAGTATTAATTGGAACTGCTAAACTATTATCAGCTAACTCCGGAAGTTTAATAAAAGGTTCTTTAGGATTTGTGATATTTGCAGCTGCCATAAATGTACTAGCCGATGCTGTTGGAAAACTTGGAGCATTGGATACGGACGATTTAATTAAAGGGTTAGTTGGAGTTGGTGTATTAGCTGCAGAGTTAGCTTTATTCACAAAAATAGCAGACCTAGATGGAATTGGCGTATTGAAAGGAATTGGTTTATTGGCATTAGCTGGTGCAATATCTATATTAGCCGATGCTGTAGGAAAATTCGCAGCGCTTGATACAGGAGCAATGATACAAGGTCTTATTGGTATGGGAATAGTTTTGACTGAAATTGGAGTATTTATAACTCTAACAGGAGATTCAAAGAGAGTTATATCGACAGCTGTAGGTTTAACTATTCTTGGTGCAGCTATGCTTATATTTGCGGAAGCTATTGGTAAAATGGGACAAATGTCGTTAGCTCAAATTGGAAAAGGTTTATTAGCAATGGCGATAGCGTTAACTGAAATTGCTATAGCTATGAAATTTATGCCGAAAAATATGCTTGTGACTGGTTCAGCATTAGTTATTGTAGCTAGTGCCTTAGTTATTTTATCAGAAGCCTTATCTAAAATGGGTGGAATGACATGGGACGAAGTGGCAAAAGGATTAGTTACACTTGCTGGGTCATTAACAATAATTGCAGTAGCAATGAGTGCCATGACAGGAGCATTACCAGGAGCAGCTGCATTATTGATAATATCAGCGGCATTAGCAATATTAGCTCCAGTTTTAGTAACTCTCGGCTCAATGTCACTTTCTGAAATAGTAAAAGGTTTGATTGCCTTAGCTGGAGCATTTGCGGTTATTGGATTAGCTGGATTAATTTTAGGTCCTATAACTCCTATTATCTTAGGCATAGCTGCGGCTGTGGCTTTATTTGGAATAGGTTGTTTAGCAGTTGGAGCTGGTATGATAGCATTCGCTGCAGGTATTACAGCTTTAGCGGCGGCTGCAACACTTGGCTCAGCTGGAATAGTATTAGCTATAACCGCAATTCTTAGTTTAATACCTTTTGTATTTAAAACTTTGGGTGATGGTATAGTTGAATTTGTAAAAGCTATAGGTAATGGTGCCGCGGAAATAGTAGGAGCAATAGCTAAAATATTAGTCGCAATATTGGACAAAATTATAGAATTAACTCCAAAAATTGTAGATGCAGTTATAGCAATTGTTAATGGTTTTCTTAAAGCTATTATAGAAATAACGCCTAATATTATAGAAGCTGCGTATGTACTTTTATCATCTTTGTTAAAAGAAATTGTGAAATTTGTACCTGAATTAGTAGACGCTGGAATGAAAATTATAATAGCATTCTTAAAAGGAATAGCTGACAATATTGGTGAGGTTGTAAAAACAGCTGTTGACATCGTTGTTAATTTCTTAGAGGCTATTGGTAATGAGTATCCTAGAATAGTGGACGCTGGCTTCAAAATGGTAATCAATTTAATAAATGGTATAGCAGATTCTATAAGAGAAAACACACCTTTAGTGAATGATGCAATAGCTAATCTTATAGACGCAATGATTGACGGTTTTAAAGACACTATTAAAAGTTTCTTTGATATCGGAGGAAATATAATGAAGGGTCTTGCTGATGGAATTAAATCCACAGCCGGAAAAGTAGCCGAATCCACTAAAGGAGTTATCGATAATGTAATAGATGGTGCTAAAAGTATACTTGACATACATTCACCTTCAAAAGTGTTTGAGTGGATGGGTATGAACACAGACATAGGTCTAGCAAATGGTATGACTAAATTTTCAGGTTTAGTTACAGATGCCAGTGAAGGTGTTGGATATAATGCGATAAATTCGTTATCCAATGCAATGAAAAATATATCTGATATTGTTAGTGGTAATATGGACATGAATCCAACAATCCGTCCAGTTCTAGATTTAGAGGATGTGACATCAGGAGTTGGCGCTATGAATTCCTTATTCAACTCCAATAGAAGTATATCTGTCGATAATGCTAATGGTAAAGCATCTATAATAGCAAGCCAATTTGCTTCCGGAGTAAATGGAATCTCAAATAATAGTTCAAATTCAGGTTCATCGAATGGTAATGTTAATGAAATTTTAAAAGGATTAAATATAACAGTAGTTAGTGAATTAGATGGACGACAAATAGCAAAAGCGACTGCTCCGGCAATGAGTGAGGAATTATACAATATAAACAGACGGAAAAGTTTGATAGGAGGATAGACTTATGCTTAGTATTAATTTTAATAATTCTAATAGTTTTGAAGATTTGGGATTAGTTATGGAACATAGGCCTATAATTCCTATCCCTAAAAGAAATTCCAATCAATTAATAATCCCAGGAAGAAACGGGAGTTTAACTGAGGATGAAGAAACATATGGTGATATAGAAATACCGATAGATTTTGGAGTAGTTGATTTTAACAACATGCATGATAAAGCTAGACTTATAAGAAAATGGATTGTTAGCAAAATTATAGATAATAGGCTTATATTTAGTGATGATGATAATAACTATTATAAAGTAAAATCGGTTTCATGCACTAATATAGAAAGAACTCTAATAGTTTTGGGCAGGTTTACTGCTACTTTCACGTGTGACCCATTTATATATTCAAATGATGAATTAACTTTAACATCACCATCAACAGTATATAATCCGGGTACGTACGTCAGCACTCCGTATATAAAAATATTTGGAACTGGCAATATAGATTTAATCATCAATGGTACGACTATCAATTTAACTGGAGTTTCTTCGTATATAGAACTAGATTCAGAAGCTGAAGAATGTTATAAAAGTACCACATTGCTCAACAATCAAATGATTGGTGAATTTCCGAAATTACAACCAAATGAAAATTCAATAAGTTGGAGTGGGTCTGTTACAAAAATCGAGATAACTCCTAGATGGAGGTGGTTATAATGGAAAAACCTTTAATAGTCAAATTGGATACTAAACGCGAAAAAATTGAAACCTTTACTGGAATAAAAAGAGGCGACAAATTAGTAATATATTTAAAATTAATACAAGATTCGGTGCCATTATCTTTAACTGGATTAAGTTTAAGAGCCAACTTTAAAAGACCAGACAAGGTTAGCAGATATCAAGATAGTACAACTGGTGTAACTATTACGAACGCGTCAACAGGTGAAGCAAAGATTAATGTGCTTTATGAAGTCCTTGATAAGGCTGGTATAGTTGAGGCTGATGTAAGCATTTTTGAAGGTCTTAATAAAATAAGCTCGGCAACATTTAGCATTAAAGTTGAAGAGAGTGTCTACAGTGATGAAGCCGTAGAGGCTAGGGAGGAATTTGATATCCTACAGCAAACTATCAGAGAATTACAGGATATTAGGATGCCTACTTGGGGGAATTTTGTAGGTAGGTGATTGGATGTTAGTTATTCAAAATATAGAATACAGTAAAAGACCAGTTAATACTAATGAAACATTTATAATGTCAGTAACTATAGAAGAAGTTATGGCTACCTGGGGGAATCAATTAAACAAATCATGGGATATATCCTTGGATGAGAGTTGGATTCTAACTAAAACAAGACCAGTTAACCTACAAACTTGGAGCACTACGAAAGATAAAGTTTGGGGGTCAATCCCTATTAATTCATGGAAAAATATTAAATTAACTAATTTATAGAGGAGGAATATAAATGGCTGTTAATACAGTTAGAGTCACTATCAACGGTCAAACCTATGACTTAATTTACAATGGTTCCACAGGTAAATATGAGAAAACCATAACCGCTCCAAGTGTAACGTCTTATAACGTGAATGCTGGACATTATTATCCAGTACAAGTTCAAGCTACCGATGAGGCGGGTAATACTACAACTAAAACGGATGCTGATGCTACGTTAGGTAGTAGTTTGAAATTACAAGTAAAGGAAACAACAAAACCAACAATTTCTATCACATCACCTTCGTCCGGCGCAAAGCTTACTTCAGCTAGTCCAACTATTACATTCCAAGTTAGGGATGAAGCTGGTGGTTCTGGTATAGATATTGCTACACTTTCTCTCAAAATAGATGGAGGTTCATCTATAGGAAATGCCGCTACAGGAATGACTTGCACTTCCGTTACTAATGGATATAATTGCACATATGTAGTTCAATCGGCTTTAGGTGAAGGAAGTCATACCATAACGATTACTATACAGGATAATGATGATAACACTTCAAATACTGCATCTACTACATTTACAGTAGATACTGTTCCACCAGTACTTAATATTAGCAATCCTTCTGAAGGTCTAATAACTAATAATGCTTCTTTAACTGTCTCTGGAACGACTAATGACGCAACTTCATCTCCAGTCAGTGTTACTATTAAACTCAATGATGCAGACCAAGGCTCAGTTACTGTTTCATCAGGAAGCTTCAGTAAAGCCATAACATTAGCTCAAGGGTCTAACACTATTGCAATAAGGTCTACTGATTCGGCTGGTAAATATAGTGAAGTCACAAGAGTTGTTACATTAGATACTACTCCTCCAGCAATTACAGCAGTTACTATAACACCAAATCCAGTTACTGGAGGCGCTACATTCACAATCTCAGTAACTGTTACGGACGTGTAAAATGCAGCTAATAGGTTTTTTAGATGGAGTGGAGGTCAGTTTTGACTTCCTTCCACCTAATACTTTTACTGCTGAAATACCAAAACAAAATAGTGGAGTATACATATTAGAATTGCATGCTAGAGATTCTGCTGGTAATATGACTTATTATAACAATATATTTATAAAAATTGATTATTTAAAACTGGAGGTTAGAATAATTATGGACAATTATGATATCATTCAAAATAGTGAGGGTTTTAGCTATAGACAGTATGAACCAATATTTAGTGACCTCCATCATGAATTAACTTATTCGTACAGGGAGTTGATAATGTGATTATAAGAAAAGGGGAAGTACGACAAATAGGAATTGAAGTATTAAGTCAAGTTAAGCAGGATTTTGTTATAACATCAGCTGATTATAAAATCACAGATATCAATGGAAATGAAGTAGAAAATGGGTCAGCAATGGTTGACAATAAACGAATTTCAACTTTATTTTCTGGATTAAATATAGGTGCATTTTATTGTGATTTTATATATAGGATAGGACCTGAAATACTAAAAGCGCGTATTTACGTGGAGGTGGTTAAATGAAATACACACTTAATTATAATTATAAAAAACCGGATTACACTGACCCAGCGGATATAAAAGATATTAATGACAATTTTGACAGTGTGGATGTTAAATTTAAGGAAATTGATGATGTTCTCGGTAGTGGAGTTGTAGCGACTCTGACCTTAAGTTATGGAATGAATAGTAAAATCGTTAACCCTGTTAAAGTTCCAGTTATACCTGAGGTAGCTTGGAGTGGAAGGCACTATGTTAACTTGTTGGGTAAAGATGGAAATTGTGAAGATGTAAGTAAGTGGACTCAAGGAGGCTTAACCCTGTCTTCAGATATCAGCAATAAAGTCTTTGGGTTAAGTAGTCTAAAAGGAATACTTACAAGTGCAGGGGGTTACACAGATCTATCAGGAACAGTAAGAAATGAGCTAATACCGAAAATAACTGGTAAATATTTGTTCTTTAGTGTGTATCTAAAGAATGGTAATCTTAGTTCAGGCGTTAGAGGGTATTGGAATACGGATGGAATAGGTCAAGCAAATCTATATACCGGCTATGTTACAGATACAATAAATTTTACTAGAGTAGGACTTAAATTGCCTGCGGCAACAGTTACTTCTATGCCTGCTATGGGCATGCACCTACTCGGCTCAATAGGTCAATATGCATATATGGATGGTGTACAAGTTAACGAAATTACAGCGGAAGAATACAACAATCTTACTGTAGAGCAGCTCTTAGAAAAGTACTCATATGTTGATTCTTATGGTATACTTACTAATCCTTATATTGAGATAAGGCATGACAACCTCGTAAGGAACGGTAATGGTGAAGAAGGTATTAACTGGTGGAGCTTAAGTTATGGAAATACTAATCCTCGTATAGAAAATGGATATTTTGTAGTGGAAGACAACAATGCTTCTGCCAATAACGGTTATAATCAAATTGTCCCCTGTAAACCTAATACTCAGTATACTTTTTCAACAGTTTGCAAAAGAGGGACAGCCACTGCCGCTAGAATTCAAATATTAGACGCCGATACAAATGCATTGCTAGCTAATGTAACTACAACTAATACTACGGACACAAAAATATCAGCTACAGTCACAACAAGTTCAGATACCAAACGCTTAAGAGTTAGTATGATATCGGGTAGTATTGTAGCCGACACAGGTGTAGCTTACCATAAAGAAGCTATGATTGTTGAAGGCTCATCAACTCCTTCCTATAAACCTTGTAGGATGGAAAGATGTGTCATAGAGGGTAAATTCGGTGATGGAGATACAGTAACTCTTAAGAACGGTAAAGCTGAAGGGTTAATTAACTGGAAGCACAAAACTTTATACGGTAAAGATTATGATTGGATTTATTCATCAACAACTACAGGAAGGAAAGTTGTTAGATTAAATTCATGTATGCCAGGAGTTGATATACTCACAGATGGTAGATATGCTCTTGCGGCTATTAAGTATGATGAAAAGATTTTACCTGCAGGAACTATTACTGATGTAGATCAAATCACTTCTGACAGACCAAACGGAACTTTGTGGGTATCTATTTCTACTACAGACTCGGGGTGGTTAGATGCCACTAACCCTAATGCAGATGAAATTAAAGCCTTTATGAATGGTTGGAAAGCTGCAGGTGCTTATGGCTCAAGATACGTTGTGTGGGTATCTGTAGTAGACGGAAATGTACTACCAGCAGGTGGGCTAACTACCACCGTAGCTAGTGCCGCTAGTGCAGGTCAAGCAGTAATAAATTTTACAGATGCTTCACAATTCAATGTCGGTGATTTAATAACTGTAAAAAATTCAGCAGGTGCTTGGAATACATATGCTGTACAAAGTAAGAGCACTAACGCTGTAACTATGTCGAGTAACTTAATATCTGCTATAAGTAGTGGCGCATCAATAATACGATCAGACAACGGAACTACAAACGTATCTCTACTTACTTGGTGCAAAAACAATGTAGCTCCTGGTTATGAAGGATATCAGTTACATTATAAATTAGCTAATCCTGAGCCTATAACTGACGCAAATACTAAGATAGTCGGAGACATACCAAAGATAGATACGGGAGACAATTATGTATATGTAGATAGTGGCATGGTATTAGGGGAGATTGCAATAGTTGGCTCTGGGGGCGGTTGGAGTCGTATAAATCATACCACTTATCCAGAAAGTGCCCTAAAAAATAGAGCTAATAACATTATAGATATATTAAAGAACGAAATATATGATAGTAATTCTTGGACTATCAGTGCAGCTGCCGATGGCTATTACGACAGAGTGGGGGCTAATATGACTACGGCTACTCTAGACGCAAATGCCATATACACAATAGACTACAAAATATTAGATACCGTAGCTCCAAACGCAGGAACTATAGCTCTAACCTTTAAACAAGATTTAGTATCTGGAGTTACAAGCGTAGCGAATGCTTTAGAGAGCAGACAGAAAAGCAATTTAGCTTTAGATAGAGTAGTTGATTTAAGCGTATATGAAGAGATAAATGTTAACGGAGCATTTTGTACTATGACTTCTGACGGTGCTGGAGTTGCTTTTGTACAGATAGTAGTGCCATTCAAGGTTAAAAAGAACGCGGTACCAAGAATAAGTCTTAAAAATCTAAAGATACTTTTAGCCTACTTAGGCACAGACCTAACAGCCAAATTCTCACCATACGCTTCTCTAATAAAAGTAGATACCGACTCTGTAATGCTAACTTTTAGAATTGTGGATGCAGTAGATGGTGCCTTAGTGAGAGCTCAAAATACAGCTATGACTGTAAAAATTATAGCTGATTGTAGAGGAGTGATTTAATTGGATTTATCAAATGTAAATATAATAGATAATACACTTATAATACAGCTAGATGGTGAAATTAAAATCACTCCTGAAGAGTTAGCTAACGAAGAAGAAAGAGAACTCTTCAAAGAATGGAGAGAGTTATATCCAGATGGTAAACCGACCTCGGAAGAACCTATTTATGTCGAAGAGCCTGTTGACTGGGAAAAGGTTGCTATGGCAGAAGCTATTATAGATTTAGATGCCAGGATGGCTATATTAGAAGCGAAGGGTGGTGACTAATATGATAAAACAGTACTTAGTAGTATCTTACGCAATCCTTGTTAGATCAGGCGTATATCTTTTAGAGCCTATAGATGGTGATGAAAGGCCTGTAGTTCCAACCAACTATGTACTACCAGTTGCAGAATATTTAGCTAATCATGTTTGATAAATGACTACTTTAAAAACTTGTGGGGTGATACTGAGTTAATAAGACTCGGTATTACTTCACAATACCACAAGGAGGTGAACTATTGATAACTTTATACAATAGCACAGAAACTAACTTCCAACACAATGGTATAGGTGTTTTAAATGAATGTATAAGGGCTGATATATCAAGAGAACTTAATGGTGTTTGGTATTTAGAGCTTGAGTATCCAATGTATGGCGGAGGGAAAACAATATATAAAGAACTTCAAAATTATAGAATTATAAAAGTTCCAACTCCTTCAGGCTATCAATTATTTAGAATTCAAAAAACTGAAAAAGAACCTCATACTATCATTGTCTATGCGAAACATATAGTATTTGATTTGATGGATAATTTCGTCCCTGATACGAACATAGTTGGGAAAAATAGACTTCAAGCTGTTCAACAAATATTAAATAATACTTTAAATCCTCACATATTTACTGCGTCTGGTGATACTACTGAGCCAATAGATAATGCGAGAATAGTTAGAAAAAATCCTATATCAGCTATATTTTCAGATGATGATAACAGCATACTTACTCGTTGGGGTGGCGAATTTGATTTTAATAACTTTAATATTATTGTTAAAGATGAAATAGGTGTCAACAGTGGATATATAATAAGTTATGGTAAAAATCTAATCGGTATAACAGAAACTTTAGATATGGATACTTTGGCGACTAGAATAGTTCCGCAAGGCGCAGATGAATTGTTGCTTCCTGAATATTATATAGATTCGCCGCTTGTAAGTTCTTATCCTCAACCAATAGTGCGCCATATGACATTTGATTCTATAACAGTTAACGAGAACACGACCGAAGCTACAGCTTTACAACAATTAAGAGATTTAGTAAATTTATTATATTCCGAAAAGCATGTAGACCAACCGTCTTTCAACTATGAAATAGAATTTGAGCATCTTGGTAATACAAGAGAATATGAGCAATTTAAGAATTTAATAAGTCTTAATCTTGGTGATAAAGTCAAAATAAGACATCTTAAAATGAATATAGACCTTGACGGACGTATCATAAGTTATGAATATGATTGTATACTTAAAAAATATAAAAAAATAGTATTAGGCATAATCAAGAAAGATATAAATATAGTTATGAATAAGACCTTAGCTCAAATTGAATTCACAAAACAAAAAATAGAACTTAGTGTATCATCATTAGATGCTAGATTAACTTCTAAAATAGAATTATCCGAAGACCAAATTTTACAAGAAGTTACTAATAAAACAGCCAATTTACAATCACAAATAACTATTCAAGCGGGTCAAATTTCATCAAAAGTGTCAAGCGGTGAAGTAATGAGTTTGATACAACAAAACCCAACTGATGTTAAGTTGTATTTCAATAATATTAGCCCTAAGGTTATGATTTCACAAGCTGGTTTAGTAGTAATGGACCCGAGTGGTAACGTAACTATAAACAATGGCGAAATTATAGCTAAGAAATTATACGCAACAGATGGAACAGTATTCTTAACTATAGATAATAAGTTTCTGAAAACAGCTTACAATAAAGTAGTAATATATGATGATGGTACTCCCACATTTGGTGGCCTTATTTTATGTGAAAGATTGTCTTGTAATCAGGATTTAAGTGCCGCGGATATAAGTTGCAATAGTATTTCATGTATTAGTCCACCATGGGCATCTACATATCATACACATAGTCAATACGCGGATAAAACTACTGTTAATAACGAATTTAACAGTGTTGGCATTCAATTTAATGGCGTATATTCAATGATATCAGATCTTCAGTCAAGAGTGACTGCGTTAGGAGGTTAAAATATGGACAAATCATTCGATTTATTAGTTGAGGATACAAAAGCATTATTGATAAAAGACCTTAATGAGAGTGGACTTCCAATAACTGTAATGCTTATGATATTAAAAGAATTAACAGGAGAAGTGGCAGAGCAAACTAGAGCTACTATCACTAAACAGAGATTGGAGGTGAATAATATTGGAAATAAATAAATCAGTAACTTTGAATGCTACCGTAAGAATTGAAGATGAGGGACTTAACAAAGTAGTCGCGGTATTCACAGCTAATATAGGCGAAAATAAAATGAATCATAATATAAATATAACTGTTACCGAAAAAGAAGTTATAGAAAAAAGTCCAGAAAATATGATATTATATAAGGAAAGATATAATGAATTCATTCAGGTAGTGCAGGAAAATTTAATCTAAGTCTCACAGTATTAGAGGCGGTGTAATATGCAAAATAAAAATATAATATTGGTCATAATGATTATTATAATAGCAGTGCTTCTTGGTTATTTTATTGGAAATATAAGAGAATCCACAATTCCAATAGTGAATCAACACGTTAACCAGAATGTCAATGTTAACACCGAATCTACAAAAGATAAAGTAAATATAAATACAGCGACTAAAAAAGAACTTGAATCGTTGTATAATATAGGAGAAATAAAAGCCCAAAAAATAATTGACAATAGACCATATATATCAATATATGATTTAGTGAACATTATTGGAGAAAAGACTTTTGAAAATTTAAAGGATAGGTTGGGGGTTTAATAAATGCCTTATGAACTATTAGCTAATGTAAGTCCAGCAGTAGCTCTTGTTGTAGTACTTGGTTTCCTATTGAAGAACTATGTCGATAGTCGAAATAAAGAACAACAGAGCTTTCAAAATTTAGTAACAGAAGTTCGGACGGAATCGAAGGAACGAGAAGATAAACTTATGCATCAGCTTGATAAATACAATACAAGTCTTCAGGAAATAAGTAGTAACATGAAGGTCATTCCAAAAATGCAAGAAGATATTGACTATTTAATAGAACTATTAGGAATCGAAAAAGAAAAATAAATAAGTGAGGTGTACATATTGAATAATGAAGAATTAGTAGGATTCGTCAAGAATGCGCTTAATGATTGCTGGGGCTATGTTTGGGGAACGTTTGGTCAAGTCTTAACTATAGACTTATTAACTCAGAAGGCTCGACAATATCCAACAGAAGTTGGTGGAAAAGTAGAATTTATATCCAGAAATTGGATGAATAGAAAAGTTGCAGATTGTGTTGGACTTATAAAAGGTGCATATTGGACAATAGATGGAAATTTAAGATATGAACCTTCTACGGACGTATCAGCTGATGGTATGTTTAATCTTGCTACTGAAAAAGGAACAATTGATACCATTCCTGAAATTCCAGGTATATGTCTATGGAAGAAAGGACATATTGGAGTATATTGCGGAGGAGGTCAAGTCATTGAAGCTAGGGGAACTTTTCAAGGAGTTATAGACTCATCACTTAAGGGTCCTACTTCTCCAGGATGGACTCATTGGTTAAAATGCCCATATATAGATTATCCTATAGATACTACTATTCCAAATACAACACCAAGTAGTAAAATATATGAAATGTTTGTTCAGGGTGATGTAGCTAAAGAACTTCAAGTGGCTTTAAATGTGTGGGGTGTAACCGATAATAACGGAAATTCTTTAGAGGTTGACGGATATTTAGGAGATTGCTCCAATCAAGCCATGAGTAAGGTGTTTATTAAAGGTAATGCAAAAGGGTTACTAATTGAGGTTATCCAGAAAAGACTTATGAGTTTAGGATTTAACCTTCAGAGATATGGAGCTGATGGAGAAATGAGTTCTGGAGGAGAGACTGAAAGAGCGGTAATAGACTTCCAAAGGTCCAGACAACTTGAAGATGACGGTATAATTGGTAAAAATACAATGACTGAATTATTCAAGAAATAGGAGGAATGTAATATGGATTTATCACAATTCTTAGATCCTAGATTGTTAATATTAATACCAGTAATGTGGGCAATAGGAAATGTTATTAAACAAAATAGTATAATTCCTAATTGGTTAATACCTTTAATATTGTTGACGTTCGCCGTAGCATTTTGTGTAGGGGTTATGGGTCTTAGTATAGACTCTATAATTCAAGCGTTTGTATTATGGGGTATGACTATATCTGGTAATCAATTATATAAGCAAACTATGGAAGGAATCAAAAAAGACGATCTTCAGCAACTACCTCCACCTGAGAAAATAGAGCCAACTAATACAACTGAATTTAGGAAGTAGTCGCAGGAATTACTAATGGTATAATGAAAGGAATTAAAACTTGAAAGGGGATTAAACAAATGGAAAATAAAAGAGTCACCAAAAGAGACAAAAGAACTAATCTTGAAAAGGAGATTGATTCAGTATTAGAATATCTAAAGAAATTTGATCCAGACTCAGAGGAATATGCTAAAATAGCTGATAATTTAGGAAAGTTATACAAGGCGAAAGAGAATGAACACGCTCGTCATGTAAAACCAGATACAATAGCTATAATAGCAGGTAATCTATTGGGTATTGGAATGATACTTGGATATGAGAAAGCTGGAATAATCACTAGTAAAGCATTAAGTTTTGTCGTTAAAGGACGATTATAAACCAAAGTTTGTACCATTAAAGGATTAAGGGCCTGACCAAAAAAGGACGTGTGAAAAACATGCCCTTTTATTTTTGCTCGATTCGCGTCCAAAACATAGCCTATAATGAGACTAAATTGAAAGGGGTGGGAGAAATGGATGAGGAAAAATCACTAATTGCCATTAAAGGAATATTACTCGTAGGCGAAGAAGTTGCTATAGTACCGGCGTTAGCTATAATAGGCGCGGCGGCTGCAGTAACAGGAATCGGTGTTGGAGGATATTACTTAAGTAGGGTGATTTTCAAAAGAGAAATTAAACAACTTAAAAAGGCAGTCTAAATAATAAGGAAAGCTTCGGCTTTCTTTTTTGGTCGCATAAATAACATATCCTATAATGAAAGTAATTAAAAACTTAGGAGGTTATATTATGAACAAAAATGATATAATAGGTATAGGACTAATAGGTGTGCCATTTCTAATGATTGGAGCTTTAATTGGAGGAACTATTGTTGAGAAACAAAACAAAAAAGTTAACAATGAAGTTATCGGCATATGGAAAGACACAGCTGAATGTTTTAAAGAACTATTATTAAAAGAATGTGAAAAAAATGAAGACCTTAAGAAAGTGATAAAATTACATACAAAATAATCGAAAGCTTCGGCTTTCTTTTTTGGTCGCGAGGGATACATATGATATAATGAAATAAATTTTAAGGAGTGGATTGACTATGTCAAAAATTAAAAAATTCATTAAGGAAAATAAAAATGAAATTATATTAGGGTCTATTATAGGTGGATTAATTGGAGCCGTATACCTAACAAATAGATACTATAATAAGAATTTTCATTTAATACCTAAAGAATTGGATGCGATTAGTTGGAGACCAGATCGAAGTTTTATATCATTAGAATCAGCTAAGAAAGCATTAGATTTAAATGCTAATAACGACGAAGCATCATTTGCCATAATTAAAGACGGCTGTAATTACATAGGACTTATACTAGGTAAACACAGTAAAGTTATATTAGCAGAAGGTGATACGATATTAGAACAAATTTAAAGAAAGCTTAGCCTTTCTTTTTTTTTTTGATCGCATCAGGAACATATGCTATAATAGAAGAAATAAATGGAGGGTGCTTATTATGAAAAATAAACAAAGTGGAATTGGTATTATGTTTGATTTACTAATGACTATTTTCACAGGCGGTTTTTGGCTTGTATGGGTATTTATAAGATATTTACGAACACATTAGTAAGGAAAGCTTAGGCTTTCTTTTTTGCTCGCACAAATTACACAGGGTATAATGAAATCTTAATTAAAAGGAGAGTATTAATATGAAATATATAGTAATTTACTTGGTGATAGGAATAATAAATAGTGGAATAGGAATATGGAATCAACGAAAAGAATTTGAGAAAGAATTTATTGGATGGTACGTATTAAGTATTGTATTAGGAACTATTGTGTGGCCAGTAACAAACATATGGGCATTTATATATCTAATTAATGAGAGAAATAAAGAAGCTTAGTCTTCTTTTTTGCTCGCATTAGAAACATATGCTATAACGAAATAAATTTTAAGGAGGAATATAAAATGATTATATTAATTACATACTTATTGATAGGAGTAGTATATGCTATTTGGGCCTTACGCGCATCACTTAATAAAGATGAATACATTGGTTTGAAGGATGCAGATGAACGTTTAGGATGGAAAATGGGATGTGTGACAGGCATGCTAATAGTAATACTATTTTGGTCAATTATATTAATATTAAATCATATTGGATTATATTGCGAAAATAAAAACAATAAGGAAGCTTAGGCTTTCCTTTTTATTAATGAAATTATCACATAATTTAAAAAAGGATGGTGTAAAATTATGAGAAAAATAATATTAGCAATTGGTTTGTTATTTATATCGGTATTATGGTCAACGTTACCAAGGGTAAGTACGAACGCTAATGAGTCAATAGAAAACCAATCTAAATTGAGTGATAAAAATATAGTATTCTTAGGAGATAGCTTAACTGCTAAGAATGGAACTAAAAAGTATATAGATATTATAGCACAAGAAACAGGAGCTAACTGTTATAATTTTGGACAAAACGAGTCAACTATTGCAGAGAATAACAATGCTAAATATGGGGCATTTGTAGATAGATATAAAGACATCATAAAAGAATATCCTAGAGATTACTTTGATATAATCGTTATATTTGGTGGTACCAATGATTATGCGATGAATGTACCAATAGGTGACTTCTCTACTGATAGAAAAACATTTATAGGGGCACTGGGTGAGACAATATATAATATGCAAGCTATGTACCCTAAGGCTAAAATAGTATTAATGACGCCGTTAATTGCTACGTACGGAGATAATGTATTTGATTATACTAAAAATGCTACAGGAGCTTTATTAGGCGATTATAGAAAAGCTATTAGAGATATTTCTGAATTGTATGGATGTATTATATATGACACAAATAAATATAGTGGATTAAATCCTAATAATGGGTATATGTTTGAGAAATATTATTCTAATAAGGGAGATGGGGTGCATCCAAATGAAGACGGTCATAAAAGAATAGCAATACCATTAATTAATTTGTTGAACGGGTTATTTTAGATATGATAAATTATCATGAAGAATAATTAGCTCGCAGAAATTACACAGGGTATAATGAAAGAGTAGTAAGACACGAAGGTGGTGGAGCAATAGTCCACTCTACTAGGCGGGAGCAGAGAAACTCCCTAATGACGATTTTCGTTGGGTCGTCAGCCCTAGCTCTTTTTTTTGCTCGCTGAAATTACATATCATATAATGAAATAAATTTTTAGGAGGAATTAATATGAAAAAGATTTTATATTTTATAGTAGGTCTATTATACTTACCAATCATGACAATTATTATGGTGGTAGAATACATAACAAATCTAGGAGATGCATTTATCGATAATATTAAATTTGTAATAAAAATTAAAAAGAATTTAAAGAAGGAAGCTGAATAAGCTTCTTTTTATTTTTTGAAAGGAGGATTACCATGGAAGTAAATATTGAAATTTTTGATGAGAAAACAACTGAGTTATTAAAAATATATCCGGAAGAAGCTGATGGTGGCAGTAGATGGAGTGTGTGGACTATGGCTTTAATTGATGGTTTAATAACTCTAGACTTTTACGAACAGGCTAAGAGTCATTTTGGCGACTTATGGCTTTATACTAGAAAATAAATTAAAATAATAGGGAGGAAAATATATGAACATTATTAAAGCTAGTTACTCAATTATAGATGAATTGAAAGGGCACGATATTCTGAAAAAAATAGAACTTTGTGGACGAGTTTGTTATAAATCTGAAGAAAAAATAACAGTAAGCTCAGCTGAGAAGTTTATTGTAAACATCATAAATAGAGGACACGAATCTGTGCTAGAACATGTTAGCTTCTCAGTACGCTTTATTGTGGATAGGGGGATATCTCATGAGATAGTGCGTCATAGAATAGCATCATTTTCACAAGAGTCAACGCGATATTGTAATTATGGAAAAGCTGATGAAATAACGGTTATTGAGCCATTATTCTGGGAATCGACGGATGAAGAATATGACAAATGGAAAAGGTCGTGTGAAGTAGCAGAATATAATTATATATCATTATTAAATGATGGAGCAACACCACAAGAAGCTCGTTCGGTATTACCAAATAGTCTCAAGACAGATATAATAATGACAGCGAACATACGTGAGTGGAGACACTTCTTGAGGCTACGTACGTCACAGGCTGCGCATCCACAAATAAGAGAAGTGACTGTACCATTATTAATGGAATTATATGAAGTAATGCCGGTAATATTTGAAGATATAGTAAAATTATTGAAATAGGGGATGGTAATATGATTAATAAATATATTGTGAAGAGAAAGATTGGTAGATTCTTAAATAGAATAATAGGCGGACACATTAGTATTGGTAAGCTAACGATTTTTGGAGATAATGCTATGCACTTTGGTGTAACATTTAGCACTAAAAAATTTGGGTATATATGTTTCAGATTACCGCTTTTCTGTGGAATTGTGGACTTCTTCTCATATGGAGGAAAATTAATATGGGTACCATTATATTTTTATATTAGTCCCAATGCCACACCATGGGCGTCAACATTTATGATTGGTAAAAAACATGATCGGCGCGATTGGGCTTTGGCCAGGGTTAGAAAGATGAGATTCGGGCATAATTTCGATACTGATATGTACCGCGAACAATTGTATAAAATAAATCAAATGCTATAATATATAAAACAGAGGTGATATAATATGTTAAAAGATAGTGGAAATAGACGAGAATTTAGTTCCGGTGCGGTTAGAGATATGCCTAATGGAAAGGGTAGGTGCGATTTATTACCTGCGTGTGCTTTATTAAGATTATCAAAACATTATGAAGAAGGTGCTAAAAAATATGCCGATAGAAATTGGGAAAAAGGAATTCCACTTAGTGTTATGATTGATAGTGGAATGAGACATTTGTTAAAATATTTAGACGGACAAACCGACGAGGACCATTTAACTGCTGCGGCTTGGAATATATTAGGGGCTATGTGGATGGAAGAAAAACATCCAGAATTACAAGATATACCTTCAAGAATACCGATAGTTGATGGGTCTGAGACTGTTAGTTATAACTATATTGATTCTACGGATCACCCAAAGTCTGAATAGTGAATAATTCTATCCTCGCGGAAATTACACAGTATATAATGAAAGAATTAATAAGAATTTTAGGAGGAATTAATTATGTTTACAAACAATAAAGTGGAATTAGGATTACGCGGAGCATTAATGATAGCGGGTATAGTAATGATATATAAAGGTTTGAAGGGACTTAAGGAGATTAGAACTGAAAAAGAATTAAATAAGGATTTACAGAAAAAAATAGATAAAGGATTACAAAAAATAAAAGAAATGGAGATTATAGCGAAAGAAGCTTAGTCTTCTTTTTTTGCTCGCAGAAATTACACAGGGTATAATGAAAGAGAAGTTCAAGCCAATGAACACTAAGAGGATAATATTGAAAGATATTAACATCGCAAACTATAAGGTGGAGTTTATAGTATTTAGTCGAGGGAGTCCATTAGTACTCTTTCTTTTTTGCTCGCAGAAATTACACAGGGTATAATGAAAGATAAACTTATTTTTGAAAGGGGATATTATTATGTTAGGAAATATAAAAGATATGCTTGTATCTGCATTGATGAAGAAGGGTGTTTTATTCGAAGCTAGAAATTATGAAATGGAATTTGAAATTCCTAATCCTAATAAGAGCCAAGAAGGAAATACTAAAGACACAATTAAGATAAAGTGTAAAGCTGACCACGTAAGGATAACCGTTGAAAAAGAATAAATTAGTTTACAAAAGATGTTAAGGAAACTTAGCATCATATTTTTTGAAAGGTGGAATTATTATGAATGAAAAAATAAAAAGACTAATACAAAACACCACTATAGAATTATCAAAAATATACCCAGAGGAATATGCGTATTCTAGTAGGGCTGTTTTATGGGCAAAGGGACTTAATGAAACTACATTGGTAACTCAGGAATTATATAATGAAGCTGTATTATATTATGGAAAACTTTGGCTTCTTGCTGACTAGCTCGCGAAGATTACATAGCATATAATGAAAGGAATAGCAGCCGTTAATAGTTTAAAAGTTAAAACGCCCTGAAATGGGAGAAGTGCTATGCCTATATTTTTTTCTAAAATTGAAAGGAGTTAATGAAATGGTAAAGAATAATGTGTTGGAACAAATCACCAAAATGCAAATCAATAATGAGGAGCTTAGAAACTTTGATCCTAAAGCTTCTTATCCAGCTTATGATGAAATGACAGAATTAAGTATTAAAATGCGCCATGCAAAGATTGGTGGGGCGTTTAATTTGATTAAAGATATGTTGAAAAAAGGGGCTTGTGTTGAGGAGCTAACTAGAGCCATTAAATATTTTATGGTTGTGATGGATTTAGTAAAAAATAGTATTAACTATAAACAGGCATATATAGATTATGAAATTAGAAATCTATATAAAAAGTACCGTGAATAAAATGAATCATTAGTATTTACTATAATTGTAAAGAATGAAAGGAGTTAATAAAAATGAAAGCAGACCAACTTAAAAATGTAAATATTGGAGATGAACTCATTGTGACACACCGCGGTCGCAATAAAGGAAAAATAGGTATTGTTAGGCATTTAAGTACTGATACTGGATTTGTATGGTTAGAACCAAAAAATTGTAGTTTTGAACTTAGTAACAAGGAACTTAAAAAATATGAGATCGATAAGGTCAAATGGTATATGTTTAAGTATACACAAGTAAATTTCATTGAAAAAGAAATTGAACCAAATCGAATAATAGGATGGATCGTTGCGGAATCTAAACAAGAGGCTATAGATGCTCTTGAAAAAATGCTTGAACAAATGAAATTATGTGACGATGACGATGACGTTGACATAGTAAATATGCATATTAGAAAAATTGATTTATAAAAAATAAAAGAGGAAAAGGAAATAATCACCATGCAAATTATAATAAATGTGTTTATAGGAATATACCTATTAATTGGTCTGATTTTATACATTATTGTATTGTTTAAGATGGATTCATATGAATCAGAACTTCATATAGTTTGGGTATTGTGTTGTTTATTCTTAGTAATTGAATTATTGTGGCCATTTTTACTATATCAATTCGCTATTCAATCTAAAAATAAATAATAAAAATCGAAAGGGATATCGCCATGAAATTAAAAGAATTTGAAACTTTAAAAAGCGGAAATCACGTTAGTCCATTGTTTGGTAAAAATAAGGGAAAAACATGTATAGTTAGAGAAATATGGGATGTTACGGATAGCGATGGATATAGAGAAATTTTAATTGGTGCTAGCTTTATAGATCCAGAATTAGGCAATAATAAAGATTGGGTTAATGATTTATTTATTAGTTATAAAGCATTTAGAAAGGAGAACTAAAATGAAAAAACACCAGATAATACAAGTAACAACATCAATATCCGAGGCTGAATTAGTAAAGGCTCCACTTATTTTAACTGAAAGTACCATTCAAGATTACTTGACAATCCAATTAATAAAAAATTTATGTACTGAAAATCGTGATTTCTTAAAGATGGAAGTTGAAACAGATTTCAAAAATAATTTAACGGTTTACACGTTAAATTTGGTAGCCATTCAACATGATGATAATGATCGAATGAACTGGATTATTAATCAAATATGTAATGATACTGGAGATCTGACAATAGATGATATTAAAATATTATTAAAAAACTTTTTTTTAAAGGAGAATGAAAATGAAAAAACACCAGTTGATACGAGCACGATTAAAAATATCTAATGAAGAATTAGTTCATGGTAAAGAATATTTAATGAACTCAATTAAGGAATCTCTAATAGAACAATTAATTCGTGAATTATTAGAGAATCATCAAGATCTTCTAACAATAAAAGAATCACCAGACTTCGCAAATATGGCAACACAATTTAGATTAAATTTAATTTGTATATCGGAGTATGACTATCGGAAATTAGAACAGAGTGTTGGACATTTAAACATCGCTAATTCTGATGGAGAAATTATTCCGTTAAAAGAATTTTTATAAAGGAGGAATAACAAATGGATATAAAATCGTTAACTAAATCGATAGGTAGTTTTACTTCTAAAAATTCACCAACCATATTAACAGGCATAAGTGTGGCTGGTATGATTGGTACTACTATAATGGGTATTAGAGCTACCCCTAAAGCTCTACAAATTCTTCAGGATGAGACCTTTAGAAAGAGAAGAGATGGGGAAGTGACTATAGATGGTAAAACTAAGATGGTTCCACCAGTTAATGAAATAATAAAAGATTTCACTAAAAAAGAAGTAATTAAACTAACATGGAAATGCTATGTACCGACAGTTCTTATGGGGGGTGCCACAATAGCATGTATTGTTGGTGCAAATAGTATAAACCTACGTAGAAATGCAGCTCTAGTCAGTTTATATTCTATATCTGAAACTGCTCTGAAGGAATATCAAGCAAAAGTAGTTGAGGTGGTAGGTAAAACAAAAGAACAGAAAATATCAGACGATGTTAAACAAGATAAAATAAATAAGAATCCAGTTAGTAAAAACGAAGTAATAATCACTGGAAGTGGAGAGACTTTATGTTATGATGTCATGTCTGGCAGATACTTTAAAAGTGATGCTGATAAAATAAGAGCTGCTTTGAATAAACTTAGCAGAGATTTAATGAGTGATATGTTTATATCATTAAGTCAGGTTTATCAAGAACTTGGATTGGAAGGCACTAAGTTGGGGGACCTTGTTGGATGGCATTTAGACCAAGTTGGTAGTGATTTGATTAAACCATATTTTAGTAGTCATTTAACAGATGACGGACGTCCGTGTTTATCATTAGATTTTGAAACTGAACCAAAGTATGTGACTAGAGATTATTAATGCTCGCGAAAATTACATACCATATAATGAAAGATATATTTGAAAGGTGGAATTAAAAAATGAAAAAAATATTAGACATTATCAAATCAAACAAAGGTGAAATTGCTAAAAAGGCGTTAATTATCGGAGGAGCTTTGCTAGGATTAGCATTAGTTACAAAGAAAGATACACCAGAAGAGATTCACTTTGTTGAGGCAGTAGGAAATAATATGGATTATTCTGAAGAAGGAAATGAACCTGGAGATTTATCAGAAAAACCAGATGATCAAGATTAATGATCAACAAATAGAGTGTTATGATTACATAGCATTCTATTTTTTAAATCGCATGAAAAACATATGCTATAATGAGAGACTAAAACTTGAAAGGTGGAATTATTATGAACAAAAGTACAATAAAAGCAGTTAGTAATATTATAGTTTCAGTAGGAGTTGGAGCAATTGTTAAAAATGCGATTAAATATACGACACCAGGACCATTAAAACTAGCAACAAAAGTTTGTATGGGGATTGGTGGTTTTGTGTTAACTAGCATGATAAGCGAAGCTGCAACAAAATATACTGAAAGTAAAATAGACGAAGTTGTGGAAGATGTGCAGAATATAAGAAATATAATTGAAAACGTAAAGTATGAAGTCGAATAGTGAAGAGAAAGTATCATTAAACATGGTACTTATCTTTTGATTTTTAGGAGGATATACTATGAAGAAAAGTATATGGATATCATTAATTGGAGCATTACTAGTTTGGTTGGCTTTGATAATTTATGAATTCAATAAAGCAACTGGCGCAATAATATTGTGGTCTTGGGTGTCTATTTTAATAGCAGCTTTTGTTGATTCTACGGAGGTTATAAATGAAAAAGAAATGTGAGAATTGTATCTGGCATTATTCATGTGGTTGCGATTTATGTACGGAAGACGGATTAGTTGTATGCTCAATAAATAATGAGCACGTTTCAAAAAATGATTCGTGCGAAAGATATGCTGAGGAGGATAAATAAATGAAATGGATTGGGAAGAAATACGAACTGTTAACTATTGGTGATGCTACGGACGCATATGAAGCTGGATTCGAAATGGTATGTGGCGATGGGACTGTTAAAAGTATTCATGATAGATTCGATGGGTTTTATTCGTTAATGTTTGGTTTAGATATCTGCCGAAATCAAAATTACAATAAAAAGGAGGAAAACAAATGACTAAGAAAGATATTATAGATGCTGGCGATTATGCACAGGACGCTCATGCCGGAATAGAACTAGATGACCGTAATAAAAAACTTCTTAAAGATTCTTATCCATCAAATAGCATCTATAAAAAAGAGGAAAAAGAAGAACCCAAGAAAGTTGAACGAGTTACTCAGGGTAAAGTCATAACTAGAAAAAAATCGTTAAGTAAAAGATTTATGGAGACATTTATAGCCGATGATATAATCAATGTTAAGGATTACATTATTAAAGATGTATTAGTTCCTTCAGCAAAAAGCACTATAACTGATATAGCTCAGGGTATATTCGATGCCGTTCAGACTGGAATAGAAGTTGCTTTATTTGGTGAGGCTGTTAGAAATAGAAGTCGAGGAAATAGAAATAAATCTTATGTAAGTTATAATAGCTATTCATCTAATAAACGAGATGATAGAAGAGAAGCATCATCTAGAAATATAAGTCGACATACGTTTGATGATATAGTTCTTGAATCTTATGATGAAGCTGAAGAAGTTCTTGGACATTTGGTTGATTTGATTACTGACTATGGTCAAGCTACTGTTTCGGATTTGTATGGTTTGGTTGGAATATCTAGTAGCTTTACAGATGATAAATTTGGTTGGGATGACCTTAGTAGAGTTAGAGTAAGTAGAGCACGTGGTGGATGGCAATTGAATTTACCAAGAGCTATACCATTAGATTAGGAGGAGAAATAAATGAATATAAGATATATGGCTTTCAGTAATATAATGTGTGAAAATAAAAAGGATGCAGACTTGATACTTGACGGTTTAAATTCTAATATTATAAAATATGGTGTTGCATCTGTATTTGATTTTTATGATATAATTGGAGGGATTGGTAAAGATATGGATGTTAGATATGGTTGGGATAGAATCATACCACCAGTAATAAAGCAAAATTCGGATGGCGTTTATAAATTGACTTTACCCGATCCAATATGTTTGGATAAATTCAGAATAACTCAAATAGATAAGGCTAGAGAGAATATTATTTTTACAGTTCCTTATGAAGATGCATGGTTTACAGAATGTATTGCTTGTTCTAAAGGAGTATTGTTGAAAAGTTATATAGACAAAATAGGTTCTTGCATCGATTACGCTGGTGAGAAAAGAAAAGTAGTAAGTGTTAAAGTTACAGAGAAAACCATTTATATTGAATTAGAATAGGAGAGGTTATTGTGGATAATTTTATAGAGAAGATTGTAAATAAACCAATAGTCATTAGTGTTCCTAATAAAGATACTAATATAGCACCTGGTATAGTATGTCATAAGGAAGCTTTATTAAAAGCATATGTAGATAAAATAGGTAGCGAATTTGATTTTTTAGGGGTTCCTAAAAAAATAGTAGATGTTCAAAAAACAGATGAATATATTATAATATTTTTAGAATAATCTCATAAGGGGTGGGAGGTATGTCGATTATACTAATGAGGGAGGCTGTTAAGAACGTTTATCCTGGAGACAAATGGCGAAATAAAGTACGAAACATGTCAGACAATCAAGTTATTGCTATATATCATAAGTTTTTAGAGAGTAAGAAACTTAAGTAAAATGGGGGAGGGTTTAAAATGCTAAAATCAAGTCAAAGTTATATAGTTAGCGTTGACATTGACAAAAATAGTGATAAATCTGTTATCGCTGTGGATAAACGTGTTGGAAACAGATTAGAACGTGTAAAAACATTTATTGGTTCGGAAGCGGAATCAATATATAATATCTTAACAAATACAAAAATTGGAGGAAAGAGAAATGAATAAAATTGAAATGGTTAAAAATACAATAAGCAGAACAGCAGGTAGAAGTGGTCTTATATTACAAAAATATAGCCCTGAGATATTGATGACGGTTGGAGTTGCTGGTATAGTAGCTAGTACAGTATTGGCATGTAGAGCAACTTTGAAGGTAGATGAAGTACTTGATACTCACGAGGAAAAAATAGGAAAAATAAAGAAAGCATGGGGCAAAGTTGAATCCGGAGAGTTATCTCGTGAAGAATATTCAGAAAATGATTATAAAAAAGACTTAACAGTTGCTACAGTACAGACTGGGGTCGATTTTGTTAAATTGTATGGTCCATCAATAGTGCTTGGTGCGGCTTCTATAGGTTGTGTACTTGGTGCTCATGGTATTATGAAGAAACGTAACATAGCTCTTATAGCGGCTTATAAAGCTGTTGAAACTAGCTTCTCTGATTATAGAAAGCGTGTAGTAGATGAATTTGGGTCAGAGAAAGATAGGATACTTAAAAACGGAATTAAACAAAACAAAGTTAAAGTAACCGAAATTGATGAGGACGGAAAGGAAAAGAAAGTTACAAAAGTAGTTGAAACTACAGATCCAAATGGCATTAGTCAATATGCTAGATACTTTGATGAGAGCAGCACTCAATGGAGTAATACACCAGAATATAATTTGACATTCTTAAAGTGTCAACAGAATTATGCTAATGATTTGTTGCATTCTAGAGGACATATATTCTTAAATGAAGTGTACGATATGCTAGGGATTCCTAGGTCTACCGCAGGTTCTATAACAGGTTGGGCTAAAGGGTATGGAGATGACTTCGTAGATTTCGGTCTATTCGATGGTGAGAAAATGGCAGTTAGAGACTTTGTGAATGGATATGAAAGATCAATACTTCTAGACTTTAATGTAGCTGGAGTTATATATGATATGATTTGAGATAGGGACGGTTTATCAGCTGTCGGCTCAGGTTATAGAGAACAAGACCTTATCAATTATCCACATTTATACATGTATGAAAGAGGTCGTCTTAATGACAGAGTAGTGAAGGGAGATTTAAGATGAGTAATGGGGATACTATTGGTTGTTGGGAGAAAGCTTATTACTATGATGAAAAACAAAACTTACTCACTGACGAAGAAGGAGAAGAAATAGTAGACATATTTAGTATTATATCTCCCAATTCACTATATTTATTTAAAGCTAAAAAGAAAGATATGCTTGTATATGGAGTAACTGGTAATTTAGTTGGATTAATTTATCCCGACTAATATCTCGAAGGGAGATAGATTATGAGCATTAACAGACGATATGATTACTACTGTCCAGATATGTATATAGACAATGATATGACTTTATGGTATGACAAACATACTAATTTGTTTATAGATAGTAATGGCTTTGAAATTACGAATATATTTAGAATAATAACACCCAATACTCTATATTTATTCAAACATAGAAAAGAAAATATGTTTGTATATGGAGTTGACGGTCAACCAGTTGAATTAATTTATCCAGGAGAGGAAGATGAATATGAATATTAATACAGTAAAAACAACATTAGTTTTTGTAAGTGGGGCGGTGATAGGTGGAATCGCTTCTGCTTTAGTGGTTAGGAAAAAATTAACTACTGAAAATGAGAGTATTATGCTTGAGAATGAGGAAATAGTAAAATCACTTAGAGCAAACAGATATGCTAGAGTGAATAAAAACGCAGATGAGTCAATGAAAGGATGCAGCGATGACACTGCTGATGAAAAGGTGGTTGACGATGAAGGCGAACAAGTATATGCGTATAATGATCGTTATAATAAAATAGTTACAGATTATAATGGTAGTGTTAAATTCGATAAGGGTACTAAGACTGAGAGTTCTAAAGATACTATTAATAACGTAACCAATTTATCACCTTATATAATAGACATTGAACAGTTCTCTGAGGAAATGGAAGACAATGAAAAAGTAACTTTATATTACTATAGAGATGACCAAGTATTAACTGATGCTGATGCGGAGGAAGTTATCGCGGACATTAATGGGACTGTTGGTAAGGATTCTATAGACTTGTTAACCTCAGAAATAGGGAATACCGTATACGTACGTAACAATAAATTGAGAATTGATTATGAAATAGTATTGCTTAAACAGAGTTACTCCGAAACACAAATGGGCTATAAATAATTATGAGCGACGGAATTGTTGATTTACAGTTTCTATCAAACATAGATGCTGGAGTTAAGTATAGCTCTTGGTTACATTCGCAAGTTGATGAAAATGAGGAGTTTACTCATCTAATCTTATATCTACATTTTAAGAAATTTCTATGGTCAGTACCTAATGATGACAATAGAACTTTTGATGGGAAGACATTACGTATTAAATTCTGCGATGAATGTAAAGTATATTATGACCAAGAACAGTATGAAGAAACTTGTTCGATGTTAGAATTAATTATTGGATTAGCCTATAGATGTAGAAATATGATGGCTGATACTGGTAATGATAATCCTATGAAGTACTGGTTTTGGAAGTTTTTGTCTAATGTTGGACTAGATAAATTCTCAGATAAGGCTTGGGTTGACTCGAAAACGGAGTATAAAGTTGACTCAATTCTTAATAAAATCATAGATAGGACGTACGAAAAAGACGGTAAAGGTGGGTTATTTCCACTTAAAAATGCTAAAAAAGACCAAAGAAAAGTAGAACTTTGGTATCAAATGAATGCTTATTTGGTTGAAAAATACTATAATAGAGAGGATATGATGTAGTATGGCTACAGTTAAAAAGTGTAATTTCTGTAATGGGACTGGTAAAATTTGGAAGGAACCGTTCTGTGATGTGCAGGTACCTTGTAAAAAATGCAATGGAAAGGGTGTGAAATAAAGTGTGTAATGGTAAAAAGATGGGAATGATTGGAGCTGCAGTTGGTGTTGTTGCAATAATTTATGTGGGATTTGTTGACATTAAGGTTTGTAAATTAAGCAAAAAAGTCAAGGAATTGGAAAAATAAAGTCTAAAAATGTGTGACAAAAACGTCACAAGTGTGACACTTTTTTTAGTAAAATTTTTGACATTTTTTGGAAGTGTTGAAAAGTGTGACAAAAAAGTGTAACATTGTGACACTTTTTAAAAAAAGTGTAACAGGCTCTATCCCTGTATTCATGCGGGTTTCCAGACTTGTGTGACAAAAATACACTTTTTTCTCTTAACTATTATATAGAAAAAATATAATATATAAAAGTTTTAGGCTTGTACAAAAAGTGTCACAAGTGTCACAGAGTATTTTAGAAGGAGTGTTAACATGGAATCATACAAAATAAAAAAGGGAACTATATATAAATGTGGGCAATGTAAAACTCCACTATTTGAACTCAATCAAGATGTAATGTCTACAGACAGATTTGATTGTACTAAATTACAAGGGATTGGCGAACAGAATAATCCAAGACGAGATGCTATGCCACTTTGTAATTATTGTGGAACACATTTCTCTATATTCTCAGCAATAGTAGAATATAAATAAATTAATATACCTTGAAAGGAGATAACCATGATAAAAATAATACGAATTGAAAATAAGAAAGAGAAAGTAACAAAAATGTTCAGATGCAGAAATTGTGAAATCATGTTGGAAGCTCAAGAGGAAGATTGGAAAGATATATCGTCATATGGGAGTATTCAATATGCAGTTCAGTGTCCGATCTGTAAACGTCAAGCGACAGAACATAAAGGTGACATAGATCATGAAAACTTAAGTGAAAAAGAATATGTAAACTTAAGGAATAAAGAAGAAAAAACCTATGGTGATATATATCGCCAATTTCGTTTAGAGATGAAAATTAAAGAAGCTCTTATAGATGATTATAGACCTTGTGTTGAAACATATGGAGTCCCATATATGCCAAATGCAATAGTTGTTTGGTTGAAAAGCGGAAGTCGTATTATTTATATAGCTTAAGATAAACATAACTTGAAAGGGGGTACTCGTTAGTGTGGACTTTTATCAAATAAAAGAGAGAAGCGTTAAAAATTCAGTCGTTGAGATATATCCAGATTTTAAAGTTGGGCGTTCAAAAGATTTAATGGTTCGAGGAAAATCATTCTATGCGATATGGGATGAAGAGAAAGGATTATGGTCTACTGATGAATACGATGTTCAACGACTTGTTGATTCTGATTTAATTGCTTATCGAGAAAAAGTTATACAACGAACCGATGGGGTGGTTATTACAAAAATGATGAGTGATTTCTCAACTAAATCGTGGGCTGAATTTAGAAATTATATAAGTCACATTTCTGATAATGCTCATCAATTAGATGAGAAGTTAACATTTCTTAATACTGAAGTTAAGAAGAAAGATTATGTTAGTAAAAGATTAAATTATCCATTAGAAGGAGGAAAAATAGATGCATTCAACGAACTTATTGGAACTTTATACGACGTGGATGAGAGAGCTAAACTCGAATGGGCAATTGGATCAATTGTGTCAGGAGATGCAAAAGATATACAAAAATTTATCGTGCTCTATGGAGAAGCTGGTGCAGGAAAATCAACTATTCTTAATATTATCCAAAAACTATTCGAGGGATACTACACTACATTTGAAGCAAAAGCTCTCACTGCATCCGGGAATGCCTTTGCCACCGAAGTATTTAAATCCAACCCGTTGGTTGCAATACAGCATGATGGCGACTTGTCGAAAATCGAAGACAACACGAAACTCAATTCGATCATCTCTCATGAAGAGATGACAATGAATGAGAAGTATAAACCTTCATATATGGCGAGGGTTAACTGCTTCTTGTTTATGGGTACCAATAGACCTGTAAAAATTACCGATGCAAAATCAGGTATTATAAGGAGGCTCATAGATGTTAAACCGTCTGGTAGGAAACTACCTCCGAAGAAATATCAAGCGATCATGTCTCAAATTGATTTTGAACTTGGTGCGATTGCATATCATTGTCTTGATGTGTATAGAGAGATGGGTAAAAATTACTATAACTCGTATAGACCGCTAGATATGATATTACAAACAGATGTATTCTTTAACTTCGTAGAATCTAATTACTACTCATTTAAAGAACAAGATGGTGTTACATTATCACAAGCTTATGAGATGTATAAGAATTATTGTGAAGATGCAATGGTAGAATATAAAATTCCTAGACATAAATTTAGAGAAGAACTTAAAAACTATTTTCAGGTATTCTCAGATATAGCACGTGTGAATGGAACTCAAATACGAAGTTATTATTCAGGTTTTCTAATTAATAAATTTACAGTAGTATCTAATGAAAAAGAAGAACATCAATCATCATTAGTTTTAGAATCTACAGAAAGTATACTCGATGAAATATGTGCTTCATATCCTGCACAATATGCTACAGCTACAGAAAAACCAACTAAATATTGGTCTGACGTTACAACTAAATTATGTGATTTAGATACTACTCAAATACATTATATTTACTTTCCTGAAAATCATAAAAATCATATAGTTGTGGATTTTGACCTAAAAGATGAAAATGGAAAAAAATCATTAGAGAAAAATATAGAAGCTGCTAGTAAATGGCCTGCGACTTATGTTGAGTTTAGTAAAAGCGGAGCTGGAATACATTTACATTACATTTATGATGGTGACGTTAATAAACTTAGTAGAGTATATTCCGATGGAATAGAAATTAAAGTATTTACTGGTAATAGTTCACTTCGACGAAAACTAACAAAATGTCTTAATATACCTATCACCACTATAAATTCCGGATTACCTTTGAAAGGAGAAAAGATGGTCAATTTTGATGCTGTAAAAAGCGAGAAAGGTTTAAGAGAACTCGTTAAGAAAAACTTGAATAAAGAAATACATCCAGGAACAAAACCAAGTATAGACTTCATAAATAAAATACTGGAAGATGCATATAACTCTGGATTGAAATATGATATATCTGATATGCGACCTGCTATATTAACATTTGCTAATAATAGTAGTAATCAATCTGATTATTGTATAAAGTTAGTTAGCAAAATGAAAATAAAATCTGAGGAAATAAGTGCTAATAAAGAAGAATACAATAATGATGATTTAGTGTTCTTTGATGTTGAAGTATTTCCTAACTTATTTGTTGTAGTATGGAAAATGGCAGGTAAAGCACCTGTTAAGATGATAAACCCAAAACCATCAGATATAGAGTTATTGCTGTCTTTTAAACTAGTTGGATTTAATTGTAGACGATATGACAATCATATATTATATGCGGCTTATATTGGTTATAATAATGAACAATTATATAATCTAAGTCAACGAATTATAAATGGCAGTAGTAATTGTATGTTTGGAGAAGCTTATAATTTGTCATATACTGATGTATATGATTTTGCATCTGCTGTTAATAAGAAAAGTTTAAAAAAATTTGAAATAGAATTAGGAATCCATCATCAAGAACTAGGACTCAAATGGGACGAGCCTGTTTCAGAAGACTTATGGACTACCGTTGCTGATTATTGTATTAACGATGTAGTGGCAACTGAAATAGTATTTAATCATTTATCCGGTGATTGGACTGCTAGACAGATATTAGCAGATATCGCAGGTATGACGGTTAATGATACGACTAACACACTATCGACAAGAATAATATTTGGAAAAAATAAGTCCCCACAATCGAAATTTAATTATAGAGATTTATCAAAACCTGTAACTAAATTGGATGAAGAAACCTACGCATTTCTAAAAGAAGCCAAACCAAAGATGATGGAGAAACCATTTGACGAAAAATCCATTTTACCATATTTCGATGGATATACATATACTAATGGTAAAAGTATGTATAGAGGTGAAGAAGTTGGTGAAGGTGGAGAAGTATATGCTCAGCCTGGGATGTATTTTGATGTGGCTTTATTAGATGCAACATCTATGCATCCTAATAGCACAATATGCGAAGTTTTATTTGGTGTTGAATTTACTAGACGATTTAAAGAAATAGTCGATGGTAGAGTTAACATTAAACATGAAGCATGGGATATAGTAAACAAAATGCTGAATGGTGTATTGACTCCATATATACAAAAAGTATTAAACGGTGAAATGACTTCCGGAGAATTAGCAGATGCTTTAAAAACTGCAATTAATTCTGTCTATGGATTAACCTCAGCTAAATTTGATAATCCATTCAGAGATAGTAGAAATATAGATAACATAGTTGCTAAACGTGGAGCTTTGTTTATGATAGACTTGAGACATGCAGTACAGGAGCGAGGTTTTGTAGTTGCACATATAAAAACTGACTCCATAAAGATACCAAATGCTACACAAGAAATAATAGATTTTGTAATGGAGTTTGGTAGAAGATATGGATATGAGTTTGAGCATGAAGCTACATATAGCAGAATGTGTTTGGTAAATGACGCAGTTTACATTGCAAAATATGGATGGGCTGCTAAAACTAAAAAGATTAATACATGGACTGCTACTGGTGCTCAATTTGCTCAACCATATGTATTTAAAACATTATTCAGTAAAGAACCTAT